AGAGAATATCGTTGACACATTTGTTCTCGACAAAGAACGTGTTTTGAATTTGTTTGATCGTGATAATGATTACTTGAAAGAGTGGACAGCGGATCGAAAGATTAATTTCATTAATGATTGGAAAGAAAAGAAGTGAAGGTTTTAATTTGTGGATATGGTTTCGTGGGGATGGCGCATGCGTTGTCCCTGCAGCCGTATTATAAGACACACGTATATGATCCTATGAAAGGATACAAAGATTGGGTTGATTGTGATGCAGTGATCATAGCTGTGTCAACACCTGAGGATGAAGATGGTTCGTGCAACATGAGTAATGTGTATGAAATCATTGAACGTGTTAAAGATGATGTACCAATCTTGATCAAATCAACAATCAGTCTTGAAGGTTGGGAACTTATCAACCGTTCTTATCCAGACAAACAAATTACATTTTCACCCGAATACTTACGTGCTAATCATGCAATGGAAGACTTCAAATCGCAAGAATCTATTTCTCTTGGTGGTGGCTCTATTGGTGTTTGGGTTAATATACTATCTACTTTAGGCATTCCTATACACGTGAAAAAGCCTGAGATTTTAATTATGACTAAGTATTTCCGCAACTCATACCTAGCAATGAAAGTTGCATTCTTCAACCAAGTGTATGATATGGCGAATGCCATTGGGGTTGACCCACACGAACTGTTACAAAACGTTTCAGATGATCCTAGAATTGGTAAGAGCCACACAAATGTACATGAAGATGATCGTGGTTACGGTGGTCACTGCTTCCCCAAGGATGTGTCAGCCTTACTAAATACAGCACATACAAAGGGTGTAGACTTGTCCATTCTATCAGAGGCAATGCAATATAATGAAAGGTTGAGGGATGAAAAATGAAAACAACTGAAGGACACATAGAGGCTATCTATAAAGAGCTAAAAGAAATCAACCAGCGACTCGCGGGTCTTGAAAATACTTGGAAGCTTGAGCCAAAGAATCCATTTCAACCTGACATTGATCCACATTTCGGTGTAAGCAAATGTCAAAAATGCGGCATGGAGTTTAAGGGCATTACAAACTATTACTGCCCAACCTACGAATGCCCGATGTCGATGTTTAGTTTTAGGAGTTAGATATGAAAATTTATATTGGAAAATATCGCCATCGTTGGGTAAGCTATGTCCATGATCATTATATGGACAAGAAGTATGGTCGGTGGGGATGGGAAGAAAGCTCAACTCGTTTTGAATCGTTTCTTGAAAAAGTAGAAGACGGTTTGCAGTGGCTTTATAATCACACTATCAACTTGTATCTTGACAAGCGTAGTGGCCAAAAGATTAGAGTTCGTATAGACAAGTACGACACATGGAGCATGGATCATACTCTTGCTCCTATCATTATTCCTATGCTCAAACAATTAAAAGAAACTAAGCACGGGTCACCTTGGACAGATGATGAAGATGTTCCAGAAGAACTTCGTAGCACCAATGCTCCTCCTAAAGAGAATGAGTATGATACAGATGACTTTCATCATGCTCGTTGGGATTGGATTATGGGGGAAATGATCTGGGCGTTTGAGCAAAAGCTTCGTGATAGCTGGGAAGAAGATTATTACAAATATGAAGATGATCCTACTAAAACTGAGGGTCTTGGCTTAGGATTAAAACTTGTTTGGAAAGACCTTGAAGGCCGCAAAGCCCACCAAGAACGTATGACAAATGGCTTTATGTTGTTTGGTAAATACTACGAAAATTTGTGGGATTGAAAATGAAAGTGGGAATAACGTTTAGCACCTTTGACCTATTGCATGCAGGTCATATCCAAATGCTTCGTGAAGCTAAGGATCATTGTGACTATCTTATCTGTGGATTGCAGATGGACCCCTCTACAGATCGCCCAGAAAAGAACAGCCCAGTACAAACTATCGTTGAGCGTTATAGCCAACTTAGGGGTGTCAAGTACGTGGATGAGATTATTCCATATGGATCAGAATCTGATGTAGAAGATATCTTGACAATGTATAAATTAGATGTTAGAATATTAGGTGAAGAGTATAGAGACAAAGAGTTTACAGGCAAAGACATATGCCGTAGACGTGACATTGATCTATATTTCAATAAGCGTGATCATAGATTTAGTTCTAGTGATCTACGCAAGAGAGTATGTGAAAGGAATGAATAATGACTGAAGGACCATTTAAAAGCGCATTTGATGCAGACGTTAAAGGTGTGATCAGACGTGAAATCGTAACATATCGTATGCGTGATGGCGTTATGATTAAAGAAGAAGCAGTGCGTGATTACTACCAAAGTGGTGATTATCACGATAGCCAATCGACAAACCCATTGGTGCAAAGATGAGTAATGGTCGTTGGGTGCATCCCTCACAATTGATTGAAAAACGTGAACCATATGATGTGAATAAGGTTATGCAAGAAGACCTAAAATTAATTGATGTTATGCAAGTATTGACTAATGAGGAAACAAATCCTATTGCGAAAAAGACATTGAAAAAAGTAACTAGTCGCTTGATAGAATTGACTAGTAGAGCGCACACTCGTGGGCATTGGACAGGAACTGAATAGGGGACGTTATGTTTAAATTATTTACTAAAAGCAAAGATGACTATGTTGAAATTATGGAATACGAAGCTGACGTATTCGTAAGTGATTATCAACAACCAGAACAAATAACAGAACTTACACCACAGTGGGAAGAAGTGTTTGACCGTATGGATGCAATCGAAGCTAAGATCGATCTGCTTTTAGACAACCAGACTTTCTAATGATCATAGGTGTAAGCGAAGGTTTTCACGACGCAGGCGTGAGTGTAATCAAGGATGGGAATATTCTATCTGCCACTCATGCCGAACGCTACAGTCGTAAGAAGAATGATCGTTGGGTGCATCCCTCACAATATCCCAAAGATGTTGATGCAACAGTTGCATTCTACGAAAAGCCTTGGCTTAAGAAAACTCGACAAATATATGCGGGTCAAGGGTGGAAGCCATGTCGTACTGAATACGACGTTTCTTTCTATCATCACCAGTCGCATGCGGCGTCTGGTTTTTACACATCTAAATTCGAGTCTTGTAATGTATTGGTGATTGATGCCATTGGTGAATGGGATACGGTTTCTGTTTGGAAAGCGTGGATGAATAATGGCGTACCAAAGATGATCAAGAAAAAGAGTTTCAAGTATCCCTACTCTATTGGGTTATTCTATTCCGCTGTTACTAGATGCATAGGGTTGAAGCCACAGGAAGACGAATACATTACAATGGGTATGGCGGCTTACGGTGAGCCAAGGTTCTATGATGAACTCAAAGACTTTCTTGTGAACTTGAATTGCCATAAAGGACTTCCACGTTTACCATCGCATTGGTTTAACGAAGACATAGCCGCATCAGCACAAGCTGTTGTTGAAGACGCAATACTTGATTTGGTAAAGAAATACTGCCCACACGAAAATCTCGTTATGATGGGTGGCGTTGCCATGAATTGTGTTGCGAATACTAAGGTAGCTGACCTTGGTAAAAACATCTGGATCATGCCAAACCCAGGTGACTGTGGATCGTCTTTAGGGGCGGCGGCATTAGCATATGGCAAGAAATTAAATTGGGTTGACCCATACTTAGGAACGGAGATTAAACGTGAAATTAAAATTAAAGATGTTATCAAAACTCTTGGGAGTAGTGGTTATTGTGGTATTGCAAATGGTCGTGCTGAGTTTGGCGCTCGTTCCCTTGGTAATCGTAGCCTTATTGCTGATCCTAGACGGCACATTAAAGACACTATTAACGAGGTTAAACGCAGACAAAAATTTAGACCCTTTGCACCTGCAATCTTGGAAGAGTTTGCTGATGAATATTTCGAAGGACCCATGAACGAGTACATGCAGTTTGTCGCTAAGGCAAAGCATGATCATAAGTCCGTAACTCACGTAGATGGAACTGCAAGAGTACAGATTGTTAGAAAAGACTGCAAATCTGTGCTGAGAACAATTCTTGAGGAATGGCACACTAAGACTGGATGTCCAATGCTTTTGAACACAAGCCTAAATATAAAAGGTCAGCCCATGGTAAACACATGGGGTGAGGCTCTTGAGTTTCAAAGGAAATATAATGTCGAAGTCTTCTAAGTATATTTTAGCATCTGGATGTAGCTTTACAGATGAGAACTTCAAATCTATTTCACATCCTGATCTTGACGTTTCTTTCCCTAAGTGGCCTGAGATATTAGGAGAGTATTCTGGATTGAAAGTTGTCAACCAAGGTAAATCTGGGGCTGGAAATGATTATATAACAAATACACTCACCAAGACTATTCTGAAAGATCATAGGAATATCGAAATGGTTGTTGTTGGTTGGTCTGAAATTTGGAGATTTTCCGCATATAACCACTACCAATTCAATCCTATACTAGCATTGTTTAGACCAGAAATGAAGCTACATCCACGCCAAGAAGCATCAAGAGATTTGTACAAACATATGTTCAAGCAAGATTTGATTGACGTACATTATTCTAGCTCTGTACCTTCATTGTTCCAAACACATCTTAAGTCGTGGGTTGATAATATGCTACAGATACAAGAACTTTGTAAGCTGCTGGGCATCAAATACATCATGGCTCCGCTCTGTGGTTCTTTTACCCTACAAAAGTATAAACAGTGTTTAAAATCGTTTGATGACGAAGAAGTTGGGTTTTCGGAAATCGAGTGGTCTATCATGTTTGGTAAAATAGAAAGTTTCTATGACTTGGAGACAGATCACTATATTGGTCATCCATTCTTGAATAATTTCGGTGGGTTTGTTATGCAAGATAAACTAGACAGCAAGTTTTGTATAAGTAAAGATGACCTACACCCAAACGCTGAGGGGCATGAATTTATAGCAGGAAAGTTTTATGAACAGTATACAAAGATTTATTCTTAAAACAAAGTTTAAGTTGATGATTTTGAAAATGTGGTTTAAAAAGACGCAAACAGAAGACGATATTAGTGAGGGGTTTATTTATGAAGAAGACGAAGATTAAATATGTTTTCGACGTCGATGGTACATTGACGCCTAGTAGAGGAAGAATGAACAAACACTTTGCTGTGTGGTTTAGTAAATTTTGTGAACGTAATGATGTGTACTTAGTTACTGGTAGCGACAGGGCAAAGACTATAGAACAGGTTGGTGTATACATCTATGATACATGTAAGCGTGTTTACAATTGCTCTGGTAGTGACGTGTATGAACGTGACCATAATGTGAAGAGAAGCGAGTGGCAGTTGCCAGAACTAGCAAAAACTTTCCTTATCAGTTGCGAATATGAGAGTGGATTTCAATTACGCGCAGGAAACCACATCGAAGAACGTCCTGGTATGATAAACTTTAGTGTTGTTGGTAGAAATGCAACAAAAGATCAGCGCAAAGAATATGTCGTATGGGACAAGGAGACTAATGAACGTTCTAATATAGCAAACGCATTCAATACAATGTTTCCAGACCTACAAGCTAATGTTGGTGGTGAGACAGGATTGGACATCGGACCCAAAGGATCAGATAAATCCCAAATCATGGTTGACTTTGAGGGTTGTGAGGTCTACTTCTACGGTGATGCGATGGATGAAGGTGGTAACGATTATGCTTTGAAAATTGCTAATAAATACGGTAATAACTTCCATGTTAGTAGTTGGAAAGAAACTTGGGATAAGCTTAAAGGATTAGGAGAATAATATATGTTTACTATCGAAATGGATTGGGACGAAACGGCAATAACTATCTTAGACTCCACAGGTGAACACGAAGATGTTCAATTCCTTGTTTATGATGACATATGTTACATTCGCCAGTGGGATCAAGACGGAAATGCTTTCGCTTTGATTGAAATGTCACCAGAACAATTTAATGAAATGAATGCGGCAATGCATCTACCAGAAGAATGCGGCAATGCATCTACCAGAAGGTGCTTATTTAATGGGAACAGACGATGATTGATATTTACGGAACTGCAACTTGTTCATTCTGCCTTAGGGCTAAGAAATTATGTGAACGCATGGGGCTTGAGTACGAATACAAAGATATTGGGTACGAAAAGTATAAGAGCGAACTTGACGGTTTGCTTACTGAAGGATATAAAACTGTACCACAAATCTTCCGATATAAAACTCATATTGGTGGGTATAACGAATTTGCATCTGAGCTTGAGGACACCTCTGGTGGATTTGGCGACGGAAAACTCTAAAGGAGATATATTATGAAAGTTACTATGGTTGACCCACCCAGTGGATGGAAGTATGGATTCCCAAAGGCACTACCCAACCCCCTACCTCAACCTTGGAGTCTTACTCTTTGGTTGATTTCAGAGGGATACCCAGAAATCGAACTAGCAAGTCATGGAGATTTCTTTCCATACGTTAGACAGTGGGAAGTTGAAGGTAGTTGGGTTGTTGGGCGTGGACATGACTGATATCCCAAAAACAGTAACTCGTGTCGAAGTTATCGACAACAGAGGTCGTTCCTATGGCAAACATAATGTCAACAACGTGTCTTTGTCATTACAAGACGATGATCGTACACTCAAAATATTCGTAGAATACGAAGATGAAGAGGAGATTTCAATTGACTGAGTTATGGACATTAGTATTCATAAATCTCATGTTTAATGGAGAATACCACGAACCCACAGTAGAAGGTCATTGGACTTATGATACTATGCTAGAGTGCTTTGAAGCACGATCTGTACTTGGGTTTAAGTTTAGTGGTGTAATGGGTTCCTTTCCTAAAGGAACTCAAGCAATCTGCATTCCAAGGGTTGTCGAACCAACATAAATAACTTCATATAGCATGGAGATATATTATGTGGTACTACAAAGGTGAAGAATTCACGTCTGAGATGATTGGGGAATACATTGGCTTTGTGTATCTCATCACAGACAAATCTAATGGTATGAAGTACGTTGGAAAGAAACTACTTAAATCTGTTCGTAAGCTACCACCCCTAAAAGGATACAAGCGCAAGCGTACCGTCATAAAAGAATCAGATTGGAAAACCTATTATGGTTCATCTGATGCTGTGAAAGAGATGCTTGAAGAAAAAGGTGCTGATAACTTCCACAGAGAGATACTAACTTTGTGTATGAAGAAAGGCGAACTTGGCTACCTTGAAGCTAAGTACCAGTTTGAGCATGACGTATTACTGCGTGATGACTATTACAACGGAATTATAAACTGTAAAATTCATCGTAGTCACGTAAAAGACTTGACATTTCTGGTAGAGTAGTGTATTCTATTAGAAATCGTAGGAGTCGTGGTAACATGAAAATTCAAAGAAAAAGTGCGTACAGTGGAAAAGTTCGTTCTAAAGATATACCAGTAGACCCACAAGACTGGGCTTTATATGAAACAGGAATGGTTTGTGTTAGCGAAGCCATGCCATATCTATCAGATGCAGATCGTGAGTTTATCTTATCTGGCATAGTAGAGGGTGAATGGGAAGAAGCATTTAAAGCAGAAAGTGATACAGCATGATTATATTATTTAACGGACCACCAGCATCTGGTAAAGATTGTGCCGCCGATTTTTTTAAAGCTAGGGGATATAAGCATCTATCCTTCAAGTACCAACTATTTAGAGAAACCTTTAAATATTTTGATGTGTCTGAAGATTGGTTTATGGAAGATTACGACAATCGTGATGTAAAAGAGCGTCCATCAGCTTATCTTGGTGGCATGTCACGTCGTGAAGCTATGATCCACGTCAGTGAAAATTTCATCAAACCAAAACGTGGGTTAGACTATTTTGGTAAAATGGTGGCAGAAGAGATAGACCCCAAAAAAGATTATGTTATATCTGATGGTGGGTTTTCTCATGAACTGTTCCCTATCATGGATAAAGTTGGTACTGATAATTTCGTTCTTGTACAACTTGTGCGTGAGGGATGTGATTACTCTATAGACAGTCGTAGATACTTTAATGGTAACGTAGTGAAAGAGCATGTTATTTCATCACGAACTGAAATTAACACTAAATACATATTAGACCATAAGTTTGATGTTGACACATACAGAATACACAACAATGGTAGTGTAGAAGACCTACACAACGTACTTGCACACACTTGGAAAGATATACGAAAAGGAATACAATGTCGTCTTCAAAGAAAGAACGTAGAGCAGAATCAAAGCCAAGAAGCGAATCAATATTTTATGAAAACCCATACGATGTAGAAACATTTTTTGAAGGACTGGAAATAGCGGCACAGAACAACAAAGAGCTACATTACGTAGATCGGTTTATTGCCAATCTAAGGCTAGACCCATTACAGGATACGGCAGACGTAGTTTTTAAGGTTCTGAACAAAGACTTGCAATTGGTCAAGTTTGAGCCTAAATAAATGACTAAGCAAACTAAGGAATATATATCATGGAAACAATTACACAAGCATACAAAGATGGTATCGTCGCCAATCTAAAAGAACAAAGATGCGAAGTAACTTTCACCAAGAAAAATGGTGAAGTTCGAGTAATGCAATGTACACTTATGGAAAGTGTGTTGCCAAAAGCTTCCAAAGACGAACCCCTAACACAGAAAAAAGTTCGTGCCGTGAGTGAAGAGGTTTGCGTGGTGTACGACACTAATGCCCCAGGGTGGCGTTCTTTTCGTTGGGATTCTGTAACAGATTTTAAAATTTTATAATTCGGAGAATTAATAATGAGCATGATTCATAAAGGACATATTGTCGAAAGCGAACAATCTAAGAACGCTAATGGTGGCACAGAAATGATGCGTAAGCGCCTATTGGACAACGTGGACTTTGATTTATTGGGTGACGTGGCTATCCACTTCTCACGACCAAGACAAATTCCAACAGATGTAAATAAGAATATTCTATACTGCCATGATTTGGCACAAGACCCAGAGAATACAATCTTGCGCAATGGCGAGTGGAAACAGTTTGATCATTTTGTATTCGTTTCTCAGTGGCAACGTGACCAGTACATTGCGATGTATGGCATCCCACACTCAAAGTGTTCTGTCATCCACAACGCCGTAGAAACGACGTTTGAGCCACGTGACAAACCTACAGACAAAATTAGATTTATCTATCATACTACGCCTCACAGGGGCTTAGAATTGCTCTACCCAGTGTTTGACGCACTGACTAAGGTACATGACAACATTCACCTAGACGTTTTCTCTTCTTTTTCTATCTACGGATGGGAACAGCGTGATGAACCATACCGTGAATTGTTTATGAAATTGACAGATCACCCTAACATTACATACCATGGCGCACAACCTAATGAAGTAGTTATCCAAGCATTGAAAGACAGTCACATCTTCTTGTATCCAAATATTTGGCAAGAAACATCGTGTATTGCAATGATCGAAGCTATCCGCTCTGGTGTGCTTTGCGTTCACCCAAATCTAGGTGCTTTGGGCGAGACAAGTGCTAATGCAACTATTCAGTACAATTATAATGAGGATCAGACTGCGCATGCTAACATTGCTTATGCGTATGCCAAGCAAGTTCTTGATATTCAAAAGGATGATCCTAAGTTTATCAGTTCGATGACTAACCACGACAGATCGAATTTGTACCCTCACAGTATTGAAATTTTTAAAAGCAATTGGACTAAACTTTTGCTAGAACTGAGAGCTAATGGCTGATATTATAGAATTCCCAAAGCAGAAAAGGTTTGGGACACCACCCCAGAATGAAGACGAACTTGAAGAACAAGTAACAGACTTCAGATATGGGTTGGCTGATCAAGTTTCTGAATTGATATGGCAATCCGTATTAACTGAACTTATTAGGAGTGGTTGTGATTTTGGTGACGATCCATCAGAATACTTCCCATCTATAGTTCTTGTTTTGGAAACAATAAAATCACTGCATCTACTGAGTCAAGGTTTGCACCATCCTCTGCAAGACTTTGCGAATGATGCCATAGACTTAGATGAGTATCATGAAGAAGTAGATAAAATACTTGACAATGAGGAAGATATAGACTAAAATAGTCTATAATGTAACAAAGAGAAATATAATGGCAATATTAATGGATTTTAATCAGGTTATCCTTGCATCGCTTTTTTCGAGCATAGGTAACCATACAAACATAGACATTGATGAGAACATCATTCGTCATATGTTCTTGAATTCAGTACGGACAAATCGAAAGAAGTTCCATGAAGAATATGGTGAGATAATCATCTGTGCTGACGGTAAAAACACATGGAGACGCGAAGCGTACCCTTACTATAAGGCAAACCGTAAGAAAACACGAGACAAGTCTGATCTTGACTGGAATAACGTATTCAATATTATGAACGTCATCCGTGATGAGATGAAAGAGTTCTTTCCGTATAAAGTAATTCATATTGATCACTGTGAAGCAGATGACATTATCGGTACTATTATACACAAAGAAGGCACTGACTTGAATGTTGGTGCAGAGAAATACCTTGTTCTTTCTGCCGACAAAGACTTCATTCAACTACAAACTTATGCGAATGTTGATCAATTTGATCCTATCCGTAAACGTTGGTTGACTGATACTAACCCAACGCAGTTCCTTGAAGAACACATTCTGAAAGGTGATGCTGGCGATGGCGTACCGAATATCCTATCGGCTGACAATTGTTTGGCTGTTGGGGAACGACAGAAGCCTATGACGCAGAAGCGTATGGCTTTGTATAGAGGCACTAGTGAGAATATGGATGAGGAAACTATTGCAAGATACAATCGCAACAAAAAGATGATTGACTTGAAAGAAGTACCTCAGAACTACCAAGATATGATCATTGCTGAATATACACAAGAAAAAATGGTTGGACGTGAGCATCTGTTCAACTTCTTCATCACTAAGAAACTAAAGAACTTGGTTTCAGACATACAGGATTTTTAATAATGGCAGTAAGACGATCTATTTCAGAAATCGTAAATCACGTACAAACACTTGGCTCTAAGAGTGACAAGATTGCTTGGTTGCGTGAAAATGACAGCCAACCGTTGCGAGTTGTGCTAAAGAATATATATGATGTAGGGGTAAAGTTTTTAGTACCAGATACACCCCCACCTTGGAAATATAATGAGTATGAAGATGAGGCTAAAGCGCTCTTATTTCAAGAAGCACGTAGACTTCGTATTTTCGTAGAAGGTGGTGGATATGACAGTTTGAAACCGATTAAACGCGAACAGTTGTTTATCAGTTTACTAGAAGATATTGATAATGATGATGCTGACTTGTTGGCAAACCATATGATCTCGCACAAGTCCGTCAAAGGTCTTACAAAGAAAACCGTAATGGAAGCGTTTCCAGAATTAATCGAAGAGTAAAACAAACATGGCTAAGACTTTTAAAAAATTTCGTGAAGACTACGATGAAGAATGGGGAATGGACGATGATGATGTTCAAGACAAAGAACATCGAATGAAGCGACGTCGTGACCGAAAGCGCATGAAACGTGAAGAGAAAAACGCAAACCTCTCTGTCACTAAAGACGATTAAGAAAGTTATTATATTATGATCAATGAAAAAGTAATATATGGAATTGCTATTACAATTGGTATTGTATTAGTTGGATGGTATCTTTACCATATTTGGTCTGATTGCTTGGGAGAAAACTCTGTACTTACATGCATGAGGATGTTGAATAGATAACTTCGTCACTAAAGACGATTAAGAAAGTATTATATTATGATGATGAATGAAAAAGTAATAATGGTAGACTGTGATGGTGTACTACTAGAATGGACATATAGCTTCTTTAGGTGGATGGAGAAACAGGGTTACAAGCCTGTAGACCCAACTATCTCGACTTACTGTATGGGTTCAACGTTTGGAATTACACCAGAGAAGGCGCATGGATTGATTGAGTATTTCAACCAGTCAGCGGCTATTGGGTGGTTAACTCCATTCCGTGATGCCGTTAAGTATGTTCGCAAACTAAACCAAGATCATGGTTACGTATTCCATGTAATCACATCTCTATCAGATGACATCTATGCAGGTAAGCTACGAAAGAAAAACCTTGAAGCCGTGTTTGGTCGAAAGATTTTTGAAGAACTGATCTGTTTGCCTTGTGGTGCTGATAAGAATGATGCACTTGAGCCTTATCGTGATAGCGGTTGTATTTGGGTGGAAGATAAGCCAGAGAACGCACAACTTGGCGCAGAGATGGGGTTAGATTCATATCTATTGACATCCAACCACAGCAGAAATTTTTCTCACCCAAATGTAAAAAATGTCGCTAATTGGCACGATATCTACCACTCAATCTTATAAATAGATGTATGAAAAGTAAGGAGCATTAATGCCTACCTATAGTTTTGAAAACAAAGAAACACATGAACAGTTTGAAGAAAGTATGCCTTGGGCAGACTTAGAGCATTATCTAGCTACCAATACCCATATCAAACAAATCTTTACAAAGTTTCCGGGGTTCGTTGACCCGTACCGTCTTGGGCGTATGAAGCCCGATGATGGCTTTCGTGATGTACTCAAAAATGTAAAACATCATCATAAAAAAGATAACATCAACACATGGTAAAATCCTGACTTTGAGTTATCATAAGGAGGTTTCATGACAAAACAGCGCAGATTATCCCGCAAGGAAAAGCGTAGACAAGAGAGAGATAGCGAACATTTAGTAGGTATCCTAAACCAAAAATTTGCAATGCGTCAAATTTCACCGTTAACAGACTCTCAGTCGGTACTATTCAACTCTTATAAAGAAGGAAAAAATCTCGCGGCAGTTGGTACTGCTGGCACAGGTAAAACGATGTGTGGTATGTACCTAGCAATGCAAGACGTCATGACGAAACACCAATATGAAAAGATTGTCATCATTAGATCGGCAGTCCAAACAAGAGAACAGGGATTTATGCCAGGTTCACAAGCAGAAAAAGCGGCTGTGTTTGAAGCACCGTATCAAGATATTGCAAATGATCTATTTGGTCGAAGAGATGCATATCAAATCCTAAAGCAAAAGGGGATGATCCAGTTTATGACGTCTTCGTTTGTTCGTGGACTAACCTTTGACAATGCAATCATCTTGGTTGATGAGTGCCAGTCAATGACATATCACGAGTTGGATACAATCATTACACGTGTTGGCGAATCTTCAAGAATTATCTTCTGTGGAGATACGAAGCAAGACGATTTGGCAATTAACCGTAACAAGGCAGACATCTCTGGTCTTGGTGAGTTTATGAATGTTCTTAGTGACATTCCGTCATTCAAGACAATCAAATTCACGGTAGATGATATTGTTCGCTCTGGTTTAGTTAAAGAATATATCATTGCCAAAGAAAAAATGATGGAAGCCGCATAATGCCCAAAGCCGCTAGAGGAGACGCAACAGAGACTGTGAATACGGTTCACGTAGCGTCGGGTGATGCAAACACAAATGACAATTCATTCTGTGATGTTGCACCTATCACCACATCAACTGATGCATGTAGCGGCAAGGTTTTCGCAGAAGGTATTGGCGTCGTTCGAAAGGATGACGGCACTTGTTCCACTCATACACCAGGATTAACTGTAGGTAGCACAAAGGTTTTCATAGAAACTAAAGGTGCAGGTCGTTTAGGTGATGTATATAATTGTGGCGCAGAAATCACATCTGGATCAGGTAAAGTATTTTTAGGTGGATAAATAATTTTTTCTGTGTTATAATACAGAATCAATAGAAAGTTATATTATGTTTAATCATGTGAAGCACGACGTAGTGTTACCTACGTTGACCAGAAAAACAACCGACAAAGGACGTAAGTATTTTACGCCCGAAGGTAACGCATACCCATCAATCACCACTGTCTTGGGTGTATTGAACAAGGAAGGCATCATCGCATGGCGTAAGCGTGTGGGTGAGGAAGAAGCCAATAAGATATCCCAACAAGCATCAGTAAGAGGTACGGCAGTTCACAAGTTGGCTGAGGACTATCTTAACAATGATCCAAACTGGAAGGAAGGCGCAATGCCAACCAACCTATTCTCATTTGAAGACATCAAGAAGATCATGGATAAGCGTCTGAATAACATTTGGATGCAAGAGGTATTCTTGTATAGTGATCGACTAAAGACTGCTGGACAGGTTGACTGTATTGCAGAGTTTGACGGTCAGTTGTCTATTATTGATTTCAAAACATCTCGCAAACCGAAGAAAGAGGAATGGATTACAAGTTACTTCATCCAAGCATCTTTCTATGCCGCCGCTTTCTATGAGAGAACTGGCATTCCTATTAAGCAAGGTGTTATCTTGATTACAGTGGATCATAATGAGCCTCAAGTTTTCAAGATAAATACATACGATTATCTGGAACACTTTCTGAGTGTCCGTAAGAAATTTAGAGAACTCAACGAAAAATAAAGGAATATATTATGAGAAATAAAATGTTAAAGGCAATGCGTTCACATGCACAAGGACATATCGATAAGCACAAAATGAATGTGGAAGTATATCTAGCAAACCCAGCAGGGATTGGTGAACACCCAGATGTTTTTGAAGCTATGGAAATGGAAATCCTTGAAATTGCAAAATATGATGACGTATTGGAAATGCTTGACAAATATTTTGCACATTAGTGCTTGACATAGGTTTGTTTTGATTCTATAAGTTATATGTAATCAAAACGAAAGAGAGAATGACATGACTGCTTTTACAAATGAAAACCTAGACTACCACGGTGGATACCTGATGTTTCGTGGTTCTTATGAAGGTCAACCAGTCTACGAAGACAAGCCAAATATCCACCCTTCGAATGTTGGTCGTGGCATTGACTTGTTTATCGCTCGTTTCAAGTACAGTGGTACTCCTTTCACAAAAGCAAACTTTGTTAAAGAGTTGAAGAAAAACTGGACGGTAGAAGAGTATGCCGCCAAACGTGCCGAAGGCTTGACGCCTCACGCAATCTTAGAAGGTAAAAATCCACAGTGGTCTATTGACATCATGGCTAAGTGGAAAGCTAAGAAAGGAATGTAATGCGTTACATCATCATTGACCCAGATGAAAAGATTTTTCTGGGTACAAGAAAAGATGAAGAAATGGGTGGGATGGGAATGTTGTTCTCAGCCCACAATTTTTTATACATCACAAGAGCAACCTGTTGGAAGACTAGGGAAGAAGCTACTGCTTACCTGTATAAGCACATTAAAAGACATCTTAAACATAGTTTCGTTGCAGAGATTGATGCGGATACCAATGAACAATTCGTTGGCATTACTGATATATGCAAGTCTGGTTTTGGCGATTATGCTTGGGACATGATAGACTCTATGTATATGCCAAGTGAGGCTATGCATTAGGGGTTGACACAAGTTTGTTTTGATTCTATAAAGTAAGAGTAAAGAGAATCAAACGAAAGAGAAATCAAAATGATCAATTATGTTTCAGCAGACCAAGGCGGTTTAATCTTCAACATTGAATGTGCAAACGAAGGCTCAATTGCAAAAAGAGCCGACACTGTAGAAGACGGTGTTTATTGGGTTGAAGCCTATGGAATTGATAACTCTGAATTGTACTTCTCTTCTTCTATGGACTTTGCAACTGAAGAAGACTTTGAAACAGACATGGGCGCAAAAATCATGTTTGAAGAAATCGTTAAAAATTCTCAGCATTATACAGTTGACAACAGCTAAAACTGTGATACATTAATATATGTAATGAAAACAAACTAAGTAACCTTGAAAGGGTTTATATCATGGCACACGAACTTGAAATGATTAATGGCGAAGCACAAATGGCGTATCGCGCAAGCAACGGTCTTCCTTGGCACGGTCTGGGGGTTCCAGTAGGTGATGATATGTCACCGCAAGAGATGATGGACGCTGCGGGTCTTAACTGGGGTGTAGAGAAGGTTGACACTTTCTTCCGCTTTAAGGGCGATAACATCGCTACTGGTCAACAAGCACTAGTGCGTGAGACTGACGGTAAGGTTCTGACGCAAGTTGGTAAGAACTGGAACCCTGTGCAAAACTCAGAAGCTTTTGACTTCTTTACAGAGTTTGTTGCTAACGGTGACATGTCTATGGATACTGCGGGTTCGCTTAAAGGTGGACAAATCGTATGGGCTATGGCTGATGTGCGTGATGGTTTCTCGCTCTTTAATGGCGACGAAGTGAAGGGTTATTTGCTCTTTTCAAATCCACACCAGTACGGTAAGGCAATCGACATCAAATTCGTGATGGAACGTGTAGTCTGCAACAACACTCTGGCAGTGGCGCTAAACGAAGGTAGCCAAGCTTCTGTTCGTGTTAATCACCGTCAACAGTTCAATCCAGAGCGTGTAAAAGAAATCCTTGGTGTCTCTCACAATAAAGTAGAGCAATTCAAGGAAGCCGCTGAGTTCCTTGGATCACGTAACTACAAGCGTGAAACTCTTGAGAAGTTCTTTGGTAAAATCTTTGGAGAGTCTACTCGTGAAGATCAAACACTTTCAACTACAGCACGTCGTGCAATGGAAGTGACTGAGAACCAACCGGGGAGAACCAACCGGGCGACAACTTCCGTCCGGGGACATGGTGGAATGCTTACAATGCAGTTACATACATGGCTGACCACGAACTGGGACGCTCTGCCGACACTCGTATGACTTCTGCATGGTTTGGCAACAATGCAAACCGTAAAGTCAAGGCTCTTGATCTAGCATTGGAAATGGCTGATGCAAATTGAAGAAATCTTGTTTTGGGGAGTAGCTCTAGGGCTACTCCTCTTATCGGCCTTGACCCCTCAATGATTATTCGTGGAATATAAAAAAATGAACTGGACTTTAATTTACATGACTTGCCATATTGTTGGCATTCTAGCTTTTCAACAAACAGAAGATTCAATGTATCTCTACCTAAACCTAGCAGTTATGGCATATGCATTGTTTCAATTCATCAAAGTAGGTGTGTTGGTTCTAAGCCCTAATTGGGAAGTTGAATTATCTTATGCTGAGCATATTCCATATAGATGGAAGTTTTTGCATAATGCGACACAAGGGTTTTCCATCTATATGTTCTACGTAGCAGGATGGGAACTTATTGCAGGTTTCTCTGCGCTCTACTTTTTAATTACAACCCTTTCAATTTTGATCACTGTGTTGAACGTAGACATGGGTGAGATCGACGGAGACGACGAATGAAGATACTTATCATGGGTTTACCTGGGAGTGGCAAGAGTACCCTTGCACGGCCTCTAGCGGAGCTTCTAGGCGGTGTGTGGGTGAACGCTGATATCATACGAACAAGCTATAACGATTGGGACTTCTCGAAAGAGGGACGCATCAGACAAGCACAACGCATGAAACATTTATCAGATGGTATCGTAATGGCAGGTAGAGTTGCAGTAGCTGACTTTGTTTGCCCTACAGAAGAAACAAGGAAACAATTTAATCCAGACTTCACGGTGTGGATGGATACTATTGAAGAGGGACGTTTTGAAGATACGAATAAGATGTTTGAAACACCTGAGAACGTAGACTATCATGTAGAAAAATGGTTTACTAATACACCAAAAGTTTTGCATGAAGTGGTGCAACGTTATGTAATGATTAAAAACAAAGAAGGGAACAATGATGTTTGATTATAAGAAACCAACAGTACAAATGTTAGGACGTTGGCAACCTTGGCACGATGGTCATACAGAGCTATTTAAGAAGGCTCACGCTATCACTGGACAAGTTATCATCATGGTACGTGACGTATTTAAATTTGACGGTGACGCAGGCGCTGGGCGCACTGCAACGCAAGATGACAACCCCTTTGGGATGATTGACGTGATTGCTAACATCGAAAAAGGTTTAGCACCTCATGGCTTCCGTAATGGATTTGAGTATCTAATCCTTGAAGTTCCTAACATTGTTGATATTAGTTATGGACGTGGCGTTGGATATACATTTACTGAACATGATCTTGGTGCAGATGTACATAATATCTCTGCAACTAAAATTCGCAAACAAATGAGAGAAGAAGGGAAATTATAATGGCTAATCATGTACACTTTCATATTGAATTTAAGCAAATCAATGATGAAGCAAAAGCAAAACTAAATGAACTATATTCCAGAATTAGATCATCTGATCAGGAAAATTATAATGGACATCAATGGTTTTCAGATATGTTCGTAGAAGGTGACTTAACCTATAAAGACACTGAACAATATTCTTGGACTACTGCCAACATCGGTCCTAAATGGTGTTACCTTGAAGAATTCGATACTGACTCTATGTATGGATTTTCGGCATGGGGCGCACCTCAAGAGGGGCTAGAAAAGCTTCTTACTATTCTGGCAGAACACGATCCAAACATCGTTACTTTGTTTAGTTATGAAGATGAAAGTCCTAACTTTGCAGGTGCGTGTATCTATGATGGCGAACATGCGCATGACTGGCTTGAATGGGATTTTGAAGAAATTCGTGAATTCGTTATTGAAGATTCCGAAGTTCTCAATGAAGATTCTTACGATGCTGACGAAGATGAGTGGAATGGCGAAGAAAGCGAAGATACTTTCTACGAAGAAATATGGGAAACCATAAACATGAAACAACATGATTTCTTTATTGAGATGCTTGAAGAGGTGGAAATTAATCAAAAGGATAGAGAAGAAAATCCTGATTTATACACTTGACACCAACCGAATCATACGCTATACAGTATAGGTAACAACAAGAAAGATACTGAGATGCATAAGAAAGAAACATTTGTGTTTGAAACGAAAGAAGCCGCCCAAGCTGAAGTAGATAGCTATGCGAACGTTCGTTATACTGCGCCTAATGCAGACTATTATGTACGAGGTCCTTTTTTCAATGACGGTATCAATTCTGTCACTGGTGAACAGTGGCAAGAGCCTCATTGGTCTGTAACTGTAGAAAAGTATTGGTAGGAGATACGATATGTATAAATCAAATCAACAAGAACTTCTTTGTGAAATGAACAAAGCCTTTAATGTTGCTGTTTGGAACAGCGAAAACTTTGAAAAGGATATTCACGGTATCGACTGGGATATGGTGAAGAAAGAAATCTGTAGGAGATACGATATGTATAAATCAAATCAACAAGAACTTCTTTGTGAAATGAACAAAGCCTTTAATGTTGCTGTTTGGAACAGCGAAAACTTTGAAAAGAATATTCACGGTATCGACTGGGATATGGTGAAGAAAGAAATCTGGGATAAGATGGGCGCATTCATTGAAGAAACAAAGCAGAGTGCTTTGGCATCATCGTGGTTCGACTGGTCTGTAGAAGATCATATCAAAACAGTAGGGGGATAATGTCTTTAGAAGCGTTCTTCGAAGAGGAGAAACCAAAATGGGGTGCGCCTGTCGAAAAGCAGACGCACCTTCGCATCAAACTCTGTATAAATGGGGTGCGCCTGTCGAAAAGCAGACGCACCTTCGCATCAAACTCTGTATGGCCGCATATGCTTACGAGATAGAAAACTCTGAGATAATGTCAGATGCTGAGTTTGATAAGAAATGTCTGGAAGTCGATACGTCTATAGGCACTGGTAATGAAGTGATGGATAGGTTCTTTCGAGAACAATTTAATCCTTCAACTGGACAATGGATACATCGACATCCAGAACTAGATAAGGTCAAACAGACCTATGACAAATACTATAACTTGAAAAGGAATACATAATGAATAACGGCACAACAGAAACTATCTTATCTGACTCATCACAAGAAGTGTATAAGGTAACCGCTGAAGAATTGCGATCTTTTGTAGAGCGTGTAGAAACCCTTGATGCTGAGAAAGCGGGTATTGCTGATAGCACAAAAGAAGTGTTGCAAGAAGCAAAATCTCGTGGGTATGAAGCTAAGATTATCCGTAAAATCGTGGCAATCCGCAAACGTAATCGTGACGACGTTGATAACGAAAATGCTGTTACAGAAATGTATATGTCAGCACTAGGCATGTAAACTTTCAGAATAACACATAAATAAGGGGGCGTCAAGCCCCTTTATTGCTATGGAGAACCTATTGAAAAGCCAATATGAAATTGTAGTACCCTACTATCACCAATATCAGCAAGAACAAAAAGAACCTATGTTCAAGAATGCAGAGGATGGTCATAGGTACGCCATGTTCGTAAAGGGTAACGATCATTTGATTGGTGGTAGAACATACTGCTTTAAAGATGAAGATGGCAATTATGTAAGCAGTTTCGTAAGTCAATATTCCGATATAATAGAAGACAACCTTGAGCCACGAGTTAAGGATGGTGTTCGTGCTTTGCACAAAAAAGGATATCTAACCTTTACGAGTTGCCAAGGTCATGATGATTCAAAACATCGATATATTGGTGTTGTGTTTAATAATACAGAACAAAAGCAAGAATTTGTTTCTGAAATGAATAAACTTAATTGTGATATACATTGGTATGACAATGCCATTAATACCGTAGAAAGACCCTGTAAAGATGTTCCTTGGTGGTCTGATGGTGGAGTTACACTTCACATTGTATTTGATGATCAGTTATATAATGAAGCACCCCAACAGCGAAGAAGACAAAAACCATATACTGATTTAGATTTAACTAGGTTTTGGAATGTGCAAACCTGTAGAAACTACACACATTACGAGTGTATCGTATTTTCGTTTGGTTATTCTATGGTAGAGAAAAGTATTTGGCAAAGAATACACAAGTATTTCTTCTACAACCAACAAAAGGTTGAAGATGCATACGATGACTTCGTTAACAAAGCCGATAAGCTTCCTGATTACTTGGCTTAATCTTCTATTTCATGTAGCCAAGTTGTACGATTAGCCCAAACCTCTTCAAATTCTTCACGGCAATTCGTCAATCTTTCATGGTTGCCCCATAGTCTTTTAAAGTAGTGACCATACACTACACGCATTTCATGAAGACTATATCCTGCAGGAAATAGATGTCCTTTTGTGGCATAAAAAACTTCATTGATTTTCTTCAACTCTTCTAAGTCCATTGAATTTTCCAATCTACTAAATAAATGTGTATCGCGGAACGGCAATTCCCATACACACTATAAAAGAAAGGAATATTACAGCATATGTCTATTTATATCGATCCCATTGGCGAGTCCTTGGGACTAAAACCTATTCAAGAATACTTTCCAGATTACAACCTCAATCCATCAGTACCAGAAGATTCTATCTACAGATGGGGTGGTAGAGAAACTGGATGGAACCATGCAGAAGAGACTAAAGAGTTAATACGTGAAAAGGGTATGGGAAATACCAACGGACGTACTAGTGGATATACTCTATCTGATGAGTTCAAAGAGAAGCGTAGAGTTATTATGACAAATAATAATCCTATGGACAATCCTGAGTCTGTAGCCAAACTATCAACCACAATGAAGGTAAAGAAGAAGTGTCCTCATTGTGATATGATGGGTAATCCTGCTACATTAGCACGTCACATCAAAGCACGTCACGCATAAAAAAAGGGAAGCCCGAAGGCTTCCCTAGTTGTATCGTTATCCGATATCTTATTGTTCTTAGAACAAATTAGATACTGCAACTCTGCGGTAGTATTCGTTAGAGTTCGCATCCAATGCGCCTGAGCCTTGTGTAGCACCTTTAGCGAATGGGTTTGACACCATGCCGTAGCGCGTTTTAAAGCCAATTTTGGGTTGGAAAGAATTCTCACCAACTGCGCGAACCATTTGCAACGGTACGTATGGGCAATAGAATAGACCTGCATCGAAAGATGAAGAACCTTTATAGCCTACTACGAGGTAGTTAGAACCTGCATATGGGTCAATGTACACTTTGTAACGTCCGTTAAGAACACCTGCGAATGTGTTGCCTGTGTCATCAACGTTTAGTGCGTTGCTGTTAAGTGCTGGTGTGTAATCAAGTACACCTGCCATTTGAAGTGCCGAAGCAACATCAGAAGAACAGATAACCATGTTACCTTTACCACGTCTTGTGCCTTTAGCAATAGCGTTAGCTTCTTGCTCGATTTGGAACATAAGACCTTTGAACTTCTCAACTGACCAACGACCATTTGCGTCTACGTCAAGATCGAAAGTACCTGCAACAGCCGTTCCAGCAGCACCTGCTTTAGCGTTTGTATAGATGGTACGAACCAATTCGCGGTTGATTTCAACGAGGATTTCAGACTGCAAGATGTTTGCAAGTTCTGTTTCCGCGTCAAGACCGTGAACAGCTTTCAAGTCTTGTGCTAGTTCAGTTGTGTACTCTGCTTTCAACGCACGAGATTTTGCCGCAACAGTAACTTTTTCAATTGAGAAAGCCATTTCAGCGAATGCATCGCCTGTTGAACCAAGAGCTTCTGCGTCAGCAGTGTCCATGCCTGTACCAGTTGTTTCAGAACCTGCACCCAATGCGTTAGCATGTGTACCTGCACCTGAGAAGTCTGTGTCAGCTTCGTTGTAGAACACTTCGCCACCAGCTTGTGATGTCATGCGCGAACGCATTGCAAAGATCAAGCCTGTTGGACCTGTCATTGGCTGAACACCAGCAATGTCATATGCGATTAGGTTTGGCATCGCACGACGTACTAGTGAAATAAGAACAGGGTCATAACCTGCTGTTGGACCAGCCGCTGTGGATGTGCCGCCGAAGCCGCCTGTACCCGCATCGTTAGCCGCAGTTTCTGCCAAGAAACCAGACATGTTAGCAGACGTGTCGCCTGATTCCATGAGTGCCTTCTCTGTGTTTTCAAGAATAGTAGCTGTTACGCTTTTCTTGTGGTTGTCTTGAATTGGTGCGAAAGATGCGTGTTCCAAAACGGGACCCCATTTTTCGACCAGTTGCTGATAGTTTGACTGAGTCATGTGATTCTATCTCCTTGTTTGTATTGTCTGAGTTTATTTATAATAATTAGATTTTCATCTGGGGTTTAGTTTAACGTTTTGTTGGCATTCTGTCGAAGCCTTCAAGAAGAGCATTGATGTTGCTGTATTCTGATACTGGCTGTTTAACGGCTGTATCTTCAACAATGATTTCTTCTTCTTCTGCTACTTCTTCTACCAAAGGCTTGCTCTTTGCAAAGAAAGACTCTTTAAGTGTTGTAAGATCAGATTTGTAAGCTTCCAAATCGTCGAAAGCTAGTTTCTCTGAAAGAACCTTTAGGCGTTCTACTTGTGTAAGTGTAAGACCTTCAGTCATTTCTTCAAAAGCCGCGTCTGCTTTCAATGAAGCGATCTCTTTTGCAAGAGCTACGTTTTCAGTGATTGTTTTGTTAGCGTCAGCCTTAAGACCTTCAACTTCTTCTTCCAAGCCTTTTACTACGTCAACAGTATCTTCGTTGACTTCGATGTTATGCTCTTCGAACAATGTTGCTAGTCCGTCCATTAACGATTCAGCCATCTCTACTTTAATACCAGCTTCGATTGCCAATTCATTTTCTTTCATCCACTCTTCTACAACGTAGTCAAGGTAAGAATCAAGATTTTCTACAACGTTATCAATTGATGCGTCAGATGCTTCTTTCATAGAAATTGCAAGAGCTTCTGTTTTTTCTGCAATGATAGCGTCTGCTTTAGCAGTAGCCGCTTCGTTTACAGCCGCTTCAAATACTACAGATACTTTGCTTGTAAATTCTTCAGACAAATCCATGCCTTCAAACATAGCCGCAAGACCAGCTTCATATTCGATAACTTCTTCTGCAACAACTTCGGCAGTCTCATCAACTGCGTCTTCTGCTACTGGTGCAGGTGCAACTTTGTCAGCCTTTGGATCGACTTTTTTAGCTACGTCTGCTTTTTTCTTTTTGATTGCGCCGCCTTCTGGTGTCGTTGGGTCTTCAACAGTTGAAACCCCATCGTCAGATACGAACTTTTCTTCTAGGTCGTTAGACATATGTTCTACTCCTTTATTTGGATACTTTATTGCTATTATTTATAATTTTGTTACTTTCAATTCTTCAGAGACTGAATAAAGCGCTCGAACAGCTTTTTAGCTGTGGCTTCGTCAACACGACGAACGATACGACTTACTTCTTTCTCTACTACCTGTTGTATTTCTTCAATAACTTGTTCAATTGGTTCCTGAGCAATCCAGTTACCAGAAGCTATATCGTAATAGTATTCAGCGTTTTCCATGATACCATTGACAAAACAATTAGGACCTGATGGGTCTGTTACGATGTCAACAGTCGCTAGGTGAAAGTCATTTTGAACTTCCATAATTCCATCTTTTGTTGGCTTAACTGAACCCAAACCACGAGTGGATACACCAATGGTAACGCCTTCATCCATGAAAGTTTTTACGATCTCGCCCATTGGAGTACCAAGAATTTTGGCTTTACCAATGAAGTTTGAACCCTCACGTTTCATTTCTGTAATGAGGTGAGAAACACGATCACCATTGATGGTAGGACCATCTGGATGACCTAGTTCTCCCAAGGCACGTTTTGTTCCAATAAAGTCTTTATTGTAACGTACCATCTCATTCTCAAGTATCTGTGCAGGGTAGATGCGACCATTACGGTTTTTAATATCACCTTGCATGAAGATACCTTCAACGAAATAGGATTTTTTTCCTGTTTCTTCGTTAATTTCGGTTGCTACATTGCAATCCTCTACTACTTCTGTAATTAGTCTCATATTTCTATTCCTTTAAACACTATAGTTGTATTTATACTATTATTTATATTCTTGCATCGTAATATGTTTTACTCAATTCACCACGCTCAATTGTCTCGCCCTTCTTACGCACTTTGACATATGTTGTCTGTGTGCTTCCGTTAGGCGGTGTAAATGTTCTCACACCTGCAGCCGTTGTTCCATTAGCATCTGCGTATGTATCTGCCGCTGTCGCCGCATTATCATATTCCCATATGCAAGTATTCGACACAGGATGCTCTGATCCTAAAACATCCACCCAAGCCATTATTCGTGACTGTCTCTTGCAAAGCCAAGAATTTCTTCATAGCCTTTTTTATTCTTCATAGCAGTGTCTGTCATCTTCTTGACATTTGGCTTGCTAAGTTGCTTCATGAGGTCATTCAACATCATTGCATCATCTTTTTTGACCATCACTTGCTTGCCATCTTTTAACTTAAGACCACCAGCTTTGAATGCTTCATCAAGTTCAACAGCCTCATCCAAGTCTTCTTTATACATGTTCAACTCATAGCTTTTACCAGTGTTGTATACCTGTACTTGGATAGCTTTCTTACCGCTTTTGTCTGTCAAACGATAAGAGTTTGTCTTACCTGTGCTTGGCTTTTTAGGTCCCATTGCAACCTTGTCATCAATCTCTGATGGGTCAACAATTACACCAAGATTTTTCTTAGCGTGATCGTATGCTGTTTTCATAGCACCTGAGAAATCTTTGTGGTAAAGAGGGTATTTGTCATTCTTACCTTCATCCAAGTCTTCTTTAATGCCCATTTCTTTCATGCGTGATTTAATGAGTGAACGAACATCTTCATTTGGCTTAGCTTCACCAAACGCATCAAAAAGTTCATCATCCCCAATAATGCTATACATAACATCTTCAGCATCTTTTGCTTTAAGTGGCTTAGATAATATTTTCTTCAATGTCATTTTTTTCTTAGGAGTGTCAGGAGTTGCCCAAGTACCTTCGCTACGCATACGTGGCTCACGACGATTATCACTTGGATTTTCGATACGTAAGTTTGCAGGATCATTATTCAATGGATTATTATCCGCATGCCCAACATCCATACCGTCAACATCATTCTCTTTAGCCATAATTCTACGTGCTTTGTTTCTTGAAGAACGGTTTGCAATTTGCTCTGGTTTGCTATGGTAGTTTGCATACTCTTTAGCATAGTTGCGTTCATCAAGTTCTACTTCTACAGATTCTTTAACTAGACCAGTCATAGAAGCCGCCATGTCGCCCAACGCCAAAGAGATATTACCATTACGGTTGTATAGGAAGAACTTACCGCCCTTGCCATCTTCTCTTTTCATTGTGATCTTGCCAACTTTAGCTTTACCAACAATATTTTTCGTTCCTACAACAAATGTAGTCTTGTTGCCTTTTTTGATGCCTGAGTCATAACTAATAGTGAGTTTATCACCCTTCTTAGTTCGATCCCACATCTTTTGATCCATGACTGCTTCATCAAGGACTACAATATTTTCTACAATTTGCTTAAACGTTTTCATATCATTTTACCCATTAATCTCTGAGGCTTTAACACCTTGCATGATTAGGTTAGTAGCCGCTGTTGTTGAAAGCCATTTGATGTCAGCACGAGCGATTGCAATCAACTCTTCTTTGCTACGCTTCTTCAACATTGCACCCATTTTCTGCGCCATGTCCATAGGAACACGATCAGGCATGCTTGCATATGCTTTTTTCAACTGTTCGATTTGCTTAGGGCTGAAACCTTCATCAAGTTCTACTTCTCCAGCACATTCTCTGCGCATTGAAGCTAAAGATTTTTGCGTAGAAGTCATTGTGCGTACTGGTTTCTTACGTCCAGTCTTAGTACGACCCATAGCTTTATTATGCTCTGCATCTTTTGCACGTTGAATTGCAACAGAGTCACCAGTCATCTTTGGTGCGCCTTTACGACGTGGTGCTTCATCAAGTTCGACTTCTTCGTTTACCTTGATAAAGTTTTTAGATGGCTTGCCGCCTTTTTTTACCATATCAATTTTGTATTTGCCTGATTTCAAACCAGAAACACCAGTATCTTGCCAAGAGTTGTCATTTTGTTTACTAAGGAACGCACCCATTGCATTTGCATCTTTAAATGCTTTTACTTGCACTCTATTAGAAATCATTTTTCCTGGCGCTTTTGGCATGTCTTTGTAGACAGATGCAGATGCTTCATCAAGTTCGACTTCTTCATTCTTGTCCCAAGGAGCTTTCTTCAATGATACTTTAGCTTTACCACTTTTAGAAGTCGCAGATGCTTTTGACAATGCCGCCGATTTAGCCATTGCTGAACCTTCTGCAAGTCTGTTAGTAATGTTTTGAGCTACTTGCTCAGCGAAAGAAGGTCCTGCATATTCGAATGCATCATCATAGGAAGTGTCGTAATTAGCGTCACCTTCTTGATCAGCAATTCTCTTTGCTTTTTCTCTTGGAAGATCGTCAGCACCAATTGCACCAGTAAACTGATGGTCAAGAGCCACTGGATGTGGCATAGTCTCGTAAGAATGCATGTCTTTAAAAGCACGTTCTTCTTCTGGTTTTGGCTGTGCAACCTCACCTAAAATTTGTCTAAAGGACTTCATTTCTGTTCTCCTACTGGATTCTTTAGTATTATTTATGTAAATTTAACACTTGTGTTAAATATTATTCTTGTTCATCGTCTTGAGGTGGCGCTTCTTGCTGTTGAGGAGCCATGCCCTCATCATCTTCGCTTGGCGCATCTTTAGCCTCTTGCTCAATTTGTTCTTTCATTTCTTTCATGTCTTCGTCAGACATGCGAAGTACGTTTCTTAGTACCCACTCTCTTGAGTAGTATGTGCCGACATGCTCTTCAACTTCACGTAGAGTAGTAAGTCTCTCACGTTGAATTTCAGCTTCTTTCAATTCAGTGAAGTAGTTGTCTTGTACGAAGTCAAAACGAATAGTGTTCTTAATTTCCGCAAACTCTTCTGGCGTCATGATACCTTTAAGTACCATTTGTTTTTCTAACATCTGCGTGAAGAGTGAAGAGAAACGACTTCTGAGACGTTTCACGAATTTGCTGAACTTCAATTCGTCACGTGTGATTTCGGAAACACGTCCAAACGAAGCCATAGTCTCAGGCTCAAGTCTTGACAAAGGAACCTTAAGAGATTTATACAACTTACGTTGGAAGTATAGCATATTCTCATCTGAACTTAGAGCGGCGCTTGATCCACCTGGCATGGTGTCAACTTCAGTTGATCTCTCACCACCACGACGTGGGAACCAGAAATCTTCTGTCATTGTCATCATTTTACGTGCATCGCTGATTTCACCTGTAGAAGAGTCGTATTGCAACTTATTCTTATGGCGAGTCATCATATCTCTTAGATACTGCTCAGCTTTCGATTTAGGTAGGTTGCCAACGTCAATATAAAAAATTCTTCTCTCAGGAGCGCGTGTAAGAGTATAAATGACTGTCGCATCTTCAAGCATCCTCAACTGATTGAGTGGTTTAATTGATGGGTGTAAGTAAGACAACACCAGAGAATTGTTTTCAGTCATCATTCCCGATGTCACTCTAGCAATAGAGTCTTTAGCAATCTTAAACCCTTGTGTCCCACCTTGTGAACCAGATGCTTGTTGAGCAAAGCCACTTTCAGAATACATATAGTATTCATTCTTGATCTTTTTGACTGGAATGCCACTGTGTGGGTCTTTTTCTCTTTTGTCTACTTCACGAATAAGCTTGAGTTTGCGAGGATCAACGTAGCGTAGCTCACGGATACCTTCTTTCAAGTTTTCGTTGTCAATAATTACGTGGTAGTTAATTCTACCGTCTACATAGAATTTACTAAAAATGTCATATGCACTATTAGAGAAATCGAGTAGCGAGAGTACGTTTTCAAACTCTTCAATAACTTTATTCTTTACCTTATCAGGCATGTTCGTATCGTCAAGGACTACCTCAACAACTTTTTCATCACTATCAACACTGATAGCTTCGTTGACAATTTCATCAACAGCTTGTGAGATTTCTGGTTGTTGTGCCAGACCTCTATATTTTGTAACTAATTCAGATTCTGTCTTGGCAGAACCTTCCATGTCCAATAGGGTGCTATAAAAACCACCCATTGCATTACCAACAGTAATAGCACCGTCATCATTAGACGGTTCAGCAAATGAGGACGGTACGAAACCATCCTCATCGCTTTCTCTTTTGATATCGAATCCAAATATCTTCATATCATCACTTTCTCATTCTAAATTTATGTAGTCGGTACGCCAGTATTACCTTCAACACGCCATAGGTCGTATTGGAATGTAATGCCAAACTCTTCGATTGCATCGGTCTGTGACCAATCCATCTGAATTCCATCGATACCGATTGGGAACATCCCTTCAAATATATATGTTCTCAGAACAGACCCATCTTTACTGAATTGGGTGATTTGTCCTGTCGATTTGTAGTCTTGTGGCAAGGCTCTTGAATTAGAGTCATGCGAGTTGATTGCGTTAGACCAAGCTTCCATTGCGTTACGGATAGCAAAGTCTTCGTCGTTGATTACAGTCACTGACCAATCTGCGAATGTTCTATCACCTGCATACTTGATCTGACGACCAAAGTATGGAACCGTGAATTGCCCTAGAGTAGACTCTGGAATACCAGCAGCACGTATCATAAACGGTACTTTAATGTCTGCTTCTGGGGCAATTGGGTTAGTAATCTGACATTGGAACAGAGTTGGACGCGCACCGCCACCGACGAGTTCTGATTTGAACTGGTTGATATTAAATGCCATTCTCTTTTCTCCTTTATCTATTCTTATTTAGTTACGATATCTGACCAACAATTTCGTCAAACTCAATACCACTGCGTGTTGCTACGAATGTCAATTCAATGACGTTAATAGAACGTGCTGGTTTGATAAAGATGCTTGCACGGAATTTGTTTTGGTCAACAACCTCAGGAGTATTGACTGTACTATCAGAGATAACTCTGAAATCAATAATACCACGACGTCCTTGAATGTCACGTAAAAATGGATCAACAATGTTTTTAAACTGTGTTTGAGTAAAATCATCGTTAAGTTCAAACAAGAAGCTTTCAGCCGCTGTTGCGATTGCTTTCTCAACTGCGATAAACAGTCTACGAACATTCAATCTATCGAATGCTGAAGGCAACCCTAGACCAGTTTTGTCACCGAATAGTACGATGCCTTGACCAGTTTGTGAGATAACAGGGTTCACATCTGAACCATAAAGTGTATCTCTATGTGGCTTGCTTGGGTTGAAAGCTAGTTTGATAACATTCTTGATTACGCCTTTTCTGAAACCAGCAGGAGATTCCCATGGTTCAACTCTAGCGGCAAGACCTGCCATGTCACCATTCAGTGGTGTCCAACGGTATTGATCGTTGTATTTGTCGTAGCGATACTTATACCCACTATCCATGAATGAATAAGATGAGTTTTGAACTTTATTACGATACGCAAGTACGTTAGTCATTTTTGAGTTCATTTTAAGTTCATCTACAACTGCTTCTTTAGATGGAGATAGGAAAGCCACACAATCTTTTCTTGTTTCGCAAATGTTTGAAACAATATAGTTTGCTCTTGTAGCCATATCATCGCCTTTACCCTGTAGGACGAAGGAAATGTCGATCTCGTTAGAGTTTTTCAGTGTATCTAGCGCAAAACCAATGTGTGCTAGTGTTGCTGTACTTTCAGTAGTTGCGTCTGTACCACCAGTCATCGTTTCGTAACGTGAAATTGCAGTATCCGCTGTACCTACTACCGCTGTGTTTGCGATAGCAACCCAAGATGAGAAATTATCAATTACAGTTGGGTAGTAATTTGTAGCACCTTCTGGTGTAACAGCACCCGCTGTAGTAGATACGTTTTCAAACTTTTCGAGCATGAAGCCCGCAGTACCACTGACTGTACCTGTCTTATCGATAACAGCAATGTGTACATTACCTGCATCTGGTTTTCTTGAGAAGCTAGTATTGTGTTGCCACTTGCGCTCCAAAGAAAGTTTGTTAAGATCAGTTTCTGCCAATGTGTATCTGTTTGAGAATGTAATGTCGTAAGCATAAGCCCCAACGTATGTGATTGCGCTGTTGCCAGAGCCTTCTGTAACAGTACCCACGGTTTCTGTGAATGTAGCAACCTTCAACTCTTGATAACCAACAGATTCGTTACCAATTACTAGAACGTCTCCTGCTGAGAGTTCATCCAATTGTTGTGTGTTAGCAACATCAAACTGGATATTAGCCGAATTGAAAGAAATTACTTGATCAATTGCGTTATTTGAAATTTTATTCGTTGGGATTTCACCAACACCAAGGACATCATTGCTGAAACCTGTTGAAGAAACCCATGCAACTTCAAGTGAGTTGCCAAGAGCGCCTTGGTATTTTGCTTTGAAAGCACCGTATGTTGAGCTTTCTTCGATGACAGCATTGTTTCCGTCAAGAACCAAATCATCACCTACGGCAGTTTCAGAGCCATCATCGGCGCGAACTACGTATAGTGCATTGGAATAAGACAGAAAGTCAGCCGCAACAAAGAAAGTTTCATATGTTGCATCATTCGGAGCGCCAAATCGGTCTACGAGTTGGTTCTCTGATGAAAGTAGTATCGGCTCATTGGTTGGACCCCATCTGAAAACACCTGCCATAGCGGCTGGTGGAGTCGCGATGGCTGGTACTGCCTGTGAAGCGTCCACTTCTCGAACGATAACGGAAGGACTTACGGAAAAAGCCATATTTTTCTCCTTTATGTATTGAAAACGACGTTATTCTAGTTTGTTAATTCTCTTCTCTTGTTCTATTTATACAAAAGAACATCTTAATATAATGCCCATCCTGCACGTTCATCATCTTGCCAAACCACATCATCAGCATCAGAACCATCGTCTATAAAGCCAAAAGGTAACATTTCCTGTTCTACTTGTTCCTCTGTCTTCTCTCTCAATTTCATAAGTGTGTTTATATCTGTCAAATCTTTGAAATACATTTGATCACTGAGCCAAGCAAAGATAACCAAGTTCATTACCAAATCATCGTGGGAACCAGATTCAGCCTCATAAGAAACACCTTTCTTTGAGAACCTTGATAGTTCTTGTATTGTTTCAAAATCCTGCAGAATTAGTTGATTTTGCTCAATCAACATCTTCAATATAGAACAACCAACAGCTTTTACACTTTTTGTTGTTCTAATTCCACTATCCACATTCTTACCAAATCCCGCTGAAATGCGTTTACCCGCTCGCCCAGCGCTTTCAGTAGAAAGCATATTTTCATAGCCGTAGTCCATGAGCAATGTATCAGAGACTTGCTCTCCAATGTCATTAATCTCAATCAAGACTGCACATTCGTTGTAAAGTCTTCCTAATCTATAGATAACCGCCGTAAAGTCAATAGGTGTTACCATATTATCTCTGTATGTACAAACTTGTTTATAAGGCATAGATGTGATATCAATGATATTACATGTAGAATAGTCAAGCCCTTTACCACGAGATACGTCACATGTCATAGCATATGTATGACCTTCGATTGGTGCTTCGTATTGACATATATTATTTTGTTCTAATATAGGGCGAGATGGTGCTAATTCTTTTAGTTTGGCGCTGTCTATGAGCGTACCAGAGCTACCTAAGAACTGACAACAGTATTCTTGGTTAAATTTCTCTTGATCAAAGTCTAGTGCCTCTAATGTCTCGTTCTTCCATGAATCATCACGTCCAGGCACATCATTCCACATAACCTTAACGAACTCATAACCATTCGTTTGCTCTTCAGCACCTTTACAAGTCTTCCAGAAGTGGTTCAGACCATTAGGTGTAGATGTCATTAGTAGCTTTGTGCTTTCACCAGAGGAGATTGTAGGATAAACTGATGCGAAGAATTCGTCGTACCCCTCAATAAATGCAACCTCATCAAGATATAGGAAGTTAATAGATTTACCACGGATAGCAGAAGATGAAGTCGTACCAGCAAGAATTTTACATCCATTCTCAAGTTCGATATTACCTTTGTTCCATTCACTCACGCCTTGCTGTAGCCATCTGGGAAGTGCCTCATAAGCCAACTTAACCCTAGCCAAAACCTCACGAGAAGCATCACCTTTGTTTGCAAGGATAGCAACAGTTTTGTATTCGTTGAATAGTACGTAGTGTAAAATAACAGCCGCCGCCGTTGTTGTCTTCCCAGACTGTCTAGCAGTTAGAACTGCGACACGTCTGTTATCAGTAATCTTCTGAACAATTTCTTTTTGGTAGCCATACATCTCAAAGGGAACCAATCCCTTGTCAACGTGGATAATCTTAATATAAGTTTTAGCAAAGTACACAGGGTCATTGGCACACTTCATGAACTCCAGACTGTCTAGCAGTTAGAACTGCGACACGTCTATTATCACTAATTTTCTGAACAATATCTTTTTGGTAATCATACATATCAAAAGGTACTAGCCCTTTATCAACGTGGATAATCTTAATATAAGTTTTAGCAAAGTACACAGGGTCTTCGGCACACTTCATAAACTCCTTAAGAAGTTCTGGCGTCCATTCTACTTCCTCTGATACTTTTTTGAGGTGTACGTTTCCTAAATATCCATCACCCATTCTCATTCTCTTTCAACATTTTCAATAAATCCGCAGTAGAAACAATCAAGTTGTTATTAGTAACATTTGTTTGAGCGTTTTCTCTGGGTCCCATAATTTCTTCTTTCGCAAATTTCTTCTTAGTAGATACGTCTGCGAAGTCTTTGTTTGCATCAAGTAAGGTCTTCATAAGTGTAGACACGACCTCAAAGCCTCTTGCAGACTCTGATTGTTTTGCGATTTCTAACATTTCTCGCACTGCTTCATTGCCCAATGCAATAACACCTTCGATATTCTCACGAACTTTAGTGAGGTCTTTAAGATTTTCATCGTCGATAGGTTCTGCGTTATGTTCAATAACAGTAGATGATATTTCTTCAAATTCAACAGGAAGATTGTCTTGCTCTAGTTCATCATCCCTAATCTCTGATAATGGTCTAAGGCCAAGGTTTTCAGCTATCTTGTCATTCATATTATTCACTCACTATTGTTTTAATGATACCCCAGTCATCATCGAACTCAATCTGATTGTATGGTATTGAGCCAAAGGTTGGTGGTGATATAATCACGGTTGGCACTGATCTATAACCTAGACCAGCATCTGTTACTGTAATAGATGAAACGTCTCCATTAGATGCGATTACAGCGGTTGCAGTGGCAGTAGTAGCAGTTGGTGCTGACACAGAAATGATTGCATCAGTTGCGTAGAATTTACCAGAGTTATTTATAGTAACACTATCTATAACACCGTTGATTAGGTTGGCGGTTGCAGAAGCGGTGAAGCTTGAAGCAACATCGTCTGGTGCATCAAATGTGATTGTAGGTGTATCGCCTGTATAACCAAGACCACCGTTGACAACAGTTATCGCAGTTATTTCGCCATCAACAACTATTGGTGATAGTACAGGCAAGTCTTTGTCAAAGTTTTGAGTGAAAATATCACCACTATTAGCCGATGTAGGTAAAGTGTAAGATGATCCATCCGCACCAACTAGTTGAGCTTGGGTTTCGAATGTGATATTATCCAACGATCCAACGAAACCTCTATTAGCACCATCGAAAACAGATTGGTTACCTTGTGCATCACCCGCACTATATGTGTGGTTTGGAAGAATAACATTACCAGCACCACGTGTTTCTGTAGTACCCTTAACGCCATTGACATTAAGTCTGATGCTAGTGCCAGAATGCTCTAGCTCAACATGGTTCCACTGATTTGCCACTACGTTTGTATCAGATGTTATGACTGGTTGTGAACCATATTGAAATCCAATCTGCCCAGTGGTATTCATATATATCTTAGTAAACGGTGCATATAAGATCGAATATGGATTACCAGCAGTAATTTCAGTTGGGTAAATCCAGAATTGAACCTTATACCCAGTATTAGAGCTAAAGAAACCATCGAACGTGTGCAACAATGTAACATCGTCTTCAGTTGCATGTGGCAACGCATCGTCACCAAATTTGAAAACAGAGGAAACATTTGGTGGTGGGCTAATACTAAATGTTGGTGTGTTGTAGAAACTTCCTACATTAGTAATATCTATAGAACCAATGGAGTCTCCCACCACATTAACTGTTCCTGTGGCAGTTACTGGCGTTCCATCTGGAACACTAAAGCTTATTGTTGGTGGCGTAGAGAAGTGACCACCACCTTCAATAACATTAATCGCAGTAACAGAACCGCTTGTCATCGTTGCCGTCAGCGAAGCATTTGCTGTATCAGGCGCTGATACAGTTACTGTAGTGTTAGCGTTATACTTCTCGCCATTAACTAATACATCAATCGATCCTACTGTCCCATTCGAAAGAACAGCCCTTGCTGTGGCTTGTTGCCCTTCTGTTGATATAGGTTGACCATTTGCGCTAAGGCCAGGTCTTACGTCTACACCCTCTACGAATGGGGCGTTGGTAGCTGTGCCATTAAACATATCAACATCAACAAACTTAATTACCTTCTTGGTCTTTTGAGGTCCAAAGTAGTAACCCTTTAAAGTGAAGGTTAATGTGTATAGAATTGATTGTCTTTCTTCGAAAGTACCCTCATACAAGTCTTCAGTTGTTACACTGTTTAATATGATTGGGATATCAACCGCCTCATGGTCTGGTATCATCTTGGCTGTCACAGTCCAGTCAGGCGTAAAGAAAGGAAGAATTTGCTCCATGATCTTGGTGGCATCTTCGGCATACTTTGTCATGATGTACAACGAAAAATCAATGTTGTACGGAACACCAGAATACATAAATTCTCTTTGGTTGGTGTTATCATCAGCCGTTGGCTTCAGCACCTTGCGTGTCGTAGCTACTTTTCTTTGTGAATCATAAGTTACGTTGTTAATCTCAAAAGACATCCTTGGAAGCGTCATCGCTGGGCGTGTACTGTTGATAAGATCAGGATCAGCCGCTACTCTCGCCAAAATCTTTTGGAATGGAGCATACGATAGAGGAACAATCATTTCTTGTTGCTTAACCCCAGCATTATTAGTTCTCTCAATCTTTATCTGATTAAAGAGTGTACCGAATATCGCCACATACTTTCTAGTAGTAGAGTTGTAGAAATAGTTTGCAATTGCCATTATACTTCATCCTGTATTGAAATGTTTTCGCTGAAAGGGTCCATTTCAGAGAAATCTAAAATGTCATCAGCTTGTTGTTCAAATGCCAAGTTATCAGCAAGAGGATCAACAGCGGTTAAAGTTTCAAGCGTATTTACCGTATTAGCCGTAGTATCAATATCATCGAAGAAGTGGTCGATGTCATAATATCCTGTATCGAATTGCTCACCAGAATATTCCATAAGTTCACAGCGCATGTCATAAACCTGCAGCGCACCACTTTGATAGAACACACTCTCGTGTTCTACGTGTTGGATTTTATAAAGCTTGTTGTTCAGAGGCAAGAATATAACTTCACCAGCGATAGGTCTTATTCTCTTATCGTTTTCTCTTGTGACGAAGCGCTCAAATGTTCGTATTGCAACTGTAAATGTAATAGAGTCACGAATTTGAAGACCGAACTTACTCAAGAAGTCGCCTTCGCCCTCAAACCCATCTACGTTTTTAATATAAACTTCAAAATCGTAATATGCATCGAATGTGGGAATATCATCCTCATTCAATAGAGAATCGATATTGGCGTTATTTCTCGAAACGTATTTGACGTCAAGGCCATACATCTGGATTGACTCGATAACCAAGTCATCGATCAAGTTCTGTTCGTAGCTATTCGTCGTATTTCTGAAATATGCGTTAGTTGCCATATCTTATCCAATAAAGTTATAGGTCAAAGGTTGCAATGCTCTGATTGCCTCTTCTTCCATACGTTCGCGGTCAGCCCTAGCCTCAGCAAGGATTTGCTCACCATTAAACTGTACTCCCCCAACCAATTGCATCTGTGTAAATTTAGTAAGATTCAAACCCCATTGCTCACGCACAAGGACAGCCGCATAGTTCTGCAACCAACGATCACCCCAAACATCTGCGTATTCATCAGGGTTAACAACATCATATGCTTCGATAAGAATGTAATTGCCTACTGCCCAAGACTTCTTGTCTGTATCAATGTGTAGTTTATTTACGTGCTTGTTGTAACGGATTAAAGGTTTGCCAACCAATAGCTCTTGCATGAACTCAATGTGTTGCATAGTCATGTAGTAGTTCTGCATGTTGTAGCTAGTCATATCTTGGATGTTATTCAAAACAAATTGATAGTTGACGTTAAACATGCCAGTACCAGTTGAAATGCTCGTATCCATATCAAATATCTTAGAAATACCTAACAGCCCCTGTGGCAACGGAATGTACCCATTGGTTTTGTCTGCTTCTGTAATTTGGTGTTTGAGGTATACTAGTTGACTACCGTTGTAGTGGTAATCTCTCCAAAAAGAAATGGCTTCATCTACACGATCTTCAACTTGCTCATCTGCAACGTTGATGTCAATTACTGGTGCGCCAATTTTTCTTAGGATATAGTCTTTAAAGTCTTCTTTTGATCTTGGTTGTGCCATTATGCTAACTCACCTTTGATGATTACTTTAATGTAGCCAGAGTTAGGGAAAGTTTCGATCTGACCATTGTTATAAGTAACTTGAAATTCTGCGTTGTGAATGCCTGTATTCGAGGTATCACCTGTCTGCCAAGTATAGGCAACGATGCCCTTCGCTGAGTTAACGATTGTCCCTACGCCTTGGCTCACCACATTAACGCCAGCATCTGTTGACATATTAAAAGAGATGGTTGCCGCTTCTGTCATAGGCTTAGCACGTCCAGACGAACTTGTTAGGACTACTTCTAAAGATGGGGCAGTATCGTTTTGCTTAATGTAGAAGTTATCCGACATGTGTTCTCTCCGTTTACTTTTATTTATCTAAAAAGTTGTTATCTGATTATAACAAAATTTTCGCCACTGTTGCGTACCTTGACGCCATTTGGCTCTTGTTTTATGGTTACTTGGTTGTTTTGAGTATCCTGTAGTCTGATACCGTTTGTTAAGTTTGGTCTGCTTTTGTTTAGTAAGGTATAGTTGACAACCTTAGACTGCAATGCATACGAAAAAGCACCTGTAGTTTGACCCAACGAAAACTGAGCCATAGTACCACTGAACTCAATTGGAAATATGTTATCAAAACTACCCACAATAGGGTTGGTTGCTGTAGCCGATCCAGTGAACTCTATGGAAAGGTTAGCAGATTCACCATATCCTTGGCGTCCAAATACAATACGTCCACTCTCATTTAAAGAGAAGTCTATAGTACCGTTGAATTCACCGTAAATAGTCGGAGTTTCAACCCCAGCAGTGACAAAAAATTCTACAGTGTTATTGGCATTAGCATGAACAGGAACAAACACGTCAGATGTAATAGATACATCGAACGTGCCATTAGCTTGACCGACAAGGACTGAATATCCCCCACCGAAAAAGCTGAAATCTATACTTCCTGTAGTTACGCCGTTAGACATTTAGAACGTCCTTTTATGCGCCACCAGCAGTAATTGTAAATGTCGTAATAGTGATTTGCTGACCAATTGCGATGTTGGTGTTGTCAAGTTGCATATCTCCACCAGAACCAGATGCTGAGATAGTACCTTGCAAGTGACATACTGATCCATCACTTTGGTGTACTCTAAAGTACCCAGCAGTACCAGAAGCATCCGCTGAAAGGTCTTGCCAACTACCAGATAATTGCATAACACCATTGTTTGGTGCTGAAAGCCAATCTGTTGGTAGTACCATTGTTGCTACAATAGAACCTGTGTTTGCGCTTGCACACTCAGTTGGTACTGATCCTGTAGCAATCGTAAGAATTGGGTTTGCCCCAATCGTTGTTTCGATTGCTTGGAGCGTACCATTTCTCGTTTGTGGGGATAACTGAAAAGCCATCTTCTTCTCCTTTGTTGCATTATTTTCTTATATTTATAAAAAAAGAGTTGACAACATTCTGAGACGTGGTATAATAGGTGTAACCTTAATAAGAACAATAATGTTTCTTTAATGCTTTTAAGGATAATTAAGATTATCTTCTTTCAATATCATCTTCTGATAAGGTATCACCCATCCACACTTCAATAACCTTAACAGGTTTATTACCAACATTAGTTGCATGATGCCAAGTCTTAGATGGAATGTCTATACTGTCACCAGTACCATATACCTTAGATGTTGAGTAACCATCATTAAACTCTAAGTTCATCTTAAGACTACCATCAACAATATGCCAATGTTCAGAACGTATGAAGTGTCTTTGATCAGATAATGACTTACCAACATCAATAGACAACTCTTTAACTTTCCAATGTCCATTCTGATCTAAGTCTCTATATTTACCCCATAGTCTATCTGTAGTGGGCTTGTCCCACTCCTTTAATATCCATGATGAACTATTCTTCTTATCTTCTCCACCAACACCAAATGCAAATGATATGTTACATTCATCACGTAATTCTCTAGCAAACTCAACTTCTGGTGTTGTTCCTTTTTTACGATCACCACCATTAGCGAATATGATTTCTGAGTTTCTAGGAGTTTGTTTTGCTACATATCGAATAGCATCACATGCAGTGTCATCTGAATCATCAAAAGTAAACACATGACCCACACAACCAATTTCTTTGATAATAGACATACGTTCTTCAATAGACATGAAAGGTCTGCCCTTTTTACGTGTCAGCCATTCGTCACTATTAAGACCAACGAATAGGATAGAACCTAATTCTTTAGCCGCTTTGAAGTATGCAATATGTCCTGAGTGTAGAGGATCAAACCCCCCTGTTACGATCACTGGTTTCATGTTCTTTCCCTCATCATATAGTCCCAAGCAAAGTTAATCTTATTACTGCTTTTCATATTGTTATTTAGGAAGGACGGATGTACCCACCAATCCTCATAAGAATTCTTATTGTCAATAGCCACATCAGAAACGAACAGCTTATAACCAAGCTTATTCAAGTATTCTCTTGACTTATCCTTATAATCAGAACCCCACCAACATTCATTGTGTTGGAATTGAACGACAGAGAACTCATGTTTATTGAAAGGTATTGAGTTAAGAACTGGTAGTGATGACTGATCACTATTAATTCTCAAGAAATCGATGTGTTGCTCAAGGCAATGTTGTTTGAACAAACTACTATAGTCTAGTGTACTCGCATCTGCCAATATAACAGATGTATTACGTTCTCTACTAAATTGAGCGCACATTCTTTCGCTGTGATCCACAGACAAGCCACGCCATCCAAAGTCTTTCTCTAACATATATGTGTTGTTAAAAAGAGTGGGGTGTCCAGAACCAATCTCTACGAACGTGCCTTCCATCTTCCCTTTAAGAAGTGATATGACGAACATGTCTTGGAAGTGTCGAGAATAGTTTCTTTCGATAACATTAAGGTCATCAAACTGCCATCTGTATTTCTTAATTTCTTCTCTTTTATATGGTAGTGTACTTGGGTAGCCAATTTGGTCAAGCCACCAATCAACGCTCTGACGTATTTCATCAGTCATATCCAGTGATCTCTTGTGCTTTAGATCAAAGAACAAATTCTTAGAGTCATCTCTACCGTCAGTCTTCCATTTACAAACAGCGTATGCATGATCCAACCCAATACTACCAGGATATCCCAATTCATCACTGCGTTCGACTAACTCTTTGGATAGACCCATTTTAGCATACATTAATCCATCACGAAAGTTATTGATGTCCATTGAGTGCTTAGCCATGAAGTAATATGCTTCTGGTCGATCAGGCAGTACCGCCATAGCCATCTTAAGAAGACCCTGTGTCGTTTGGTTTCTAGCCTCTGATCTTTCAAAGATAGCCGCACCTAGAACCATACATTTATATTGCAGAAATTTCTCATCAAAGGTATTGCCTTCACAGAAGTCAGCCGCTCTCAAATACCAACCAAATGCCGCCGCACCTTGCTTAAGTCTATCGTACTCACAAGCGAGTTTGAACATCTTCCATGGGTTACTATAGTCTAAAACAACGTCATTCAGAATTTGCATATTTTTAAATTTCATGATCATCACCTTCTATCATTCGCTGTTCCATCGTTTCCTTAATATCATAAACCTTTTCTTTCTCTATAATCGAAATGATAAGTTTAGTTAGGTCAAGGTCTTTTTGAAGAAACATCATCTTATGTTGTATCTTTTTAATTTGCTCTTCGTAGTATTCTATTTCTCTTTCTTTACGAAGCTTAGTCTCAAGTATATCAGTGATCTGTATTAGTTTCTTTGTCATTTACTCTACCATTAAAAATTGCGAAAACACACTTTGTGGCATACGCAATACATATGAAGCATTGTCTTGCCATCCAAAAGATATTAGGATGTCATTGCCAAGTGTTGTAACTCCTGTAACAAATTCAATATTATAATCTTGCGCTTTTACGTGATCGTAATACGTACCCATGAAATGAAATTCACGACTTCTATGAACAATATTCCAATCGTTATCCCATATGATTACACGGTGTGCGTAGTTGCCATCTTTTCTGCCAAATGGGTCACGCAACAAATTTGTTTCATGAACAAATGCCATACGCTGATTTTCATTAATACGGACTACCTGTGAGCCACCTCTAAAGTCTTTGTTGGCTTCAACCCTTTTATCTGCATCATATACCGCATCAACAGTTGTGCCACTTTCGATATCGAACTTGACAACCTGTGTTGGATTTGTCCATTTAACAAAGTGCCAAGGCATATCATTAACTGGCATCCAATTCTTTTCACAATAAGAACTGTCATCACCGGGAGTTGGAATGGGGTTACGTGATACCTCTGTCCATTCTCCATTAAGGAATTCGATTTCGCACATCTCCATGCGACCACGCCCCTTATCGTCATAACAGTCTCTACGTACTCCACATAGGAATAGTCTGTCTTCCCAACTGAACAGACGTGCATCCTCAAGACCGATAAAGTTCCATGTCGGCTTCCCAGTATCTAATGCCATATTAACACGCTGTGCGTTCACAAGATTCATGTTCTTGTCTAACTCACACATTACATTATGCGTAGTGAGTGTTACGTCATTTTCTGGATGAATGTACACCAAAGGACCCCACTGGTGAGGAAACTTTTTACCTTCGCTGTGATATAGATAGTAGTTTACGTGTCTCACATTTACAAGGATTTTTCCCTTGTGTGAGAATATAGAGGGGTTCATGATCCCAGTCTCGTTTCCAAGAACTTGAGTTGGTATCAATAGGGGATGCAATGAACCCCCTCTTTTTAAAGCGTATGTTGCCAAACCGCCCATGTGCAAGTCGTGCATGATTTCTCCATTATATAAAGTAGACTGTAGTTTTTACCAGTCTGGTTTGAACGTAGTCATCGTTTCAGTTTCTAGCTTTTTAGCTAGAATTTTATTAATGTTATTTATTTCACTTTCAGTCATGGTTCCTTCGATCCATGATATGACATCTGCTTTTGTCACGTCATCAAGATCAATGTAGTCAGCCGCTGATGTGTCAGATACGTCAAGTGCAGTCTTACCCACAAAACTTGCTTTAATATTGGCATCATTCGTCGCAATTTTCTTCCACTTAATAGAAATGATTGCATCTGCTAACACATCACCATCACTGTTTGTCTGGTCAAGGGTTCCAAGCTTTAGTATTTCCCATGTGTAGTTCATAATCGTTTCTTTCTATTAAATATCGTCAGCAGGTGCTGGTGTAGGTTCACCCCAAGGAAGGTCTTCGCCAACAACTTCTGTAGCAACATTTCTGTCAATTTCTTTTTGAATTTGCGTGTCGATGTGTGATTTGTATTGTGGATCAGAATCGATTACGTTTGTAATCCAACCGATTACTGTTGCTTCTTCTAGGTCTTCAAAAGCAGTGAATGAACCAGCAGGTACTGTAGCCGCTGAGAATGGTGTAGCGCCTGTGAATTGACCACTATTGCCTTCTTCATCAGTTCCGACGATATCCCAGTATGTTTGCACAACAGCATTTGTTAGTGTGTCGCCATCTGCGTTCACTTCATCCTTAACCTTGAGGTTACGGACAGTGTATGTATATGTAAAAGCCATTTTATGTCTCCGTTTTAATTGTAGTAGTGTCTTATTTATCTGAAAGACGGTTTATCTTGAGTTATATGTGTATTTATACGTCGTTGTTGCTGTACAAATACAAGTCAACTGGGATGCATATCCTAAATTCAGAATAATAAGGATTTACGTGGTGGTAGTTAAAAGAAGGGAAGATTAGATAATCACCAGTTTCTGGTATGTGTTCATGTTGTGCAAATAATTGTTCAAACGAAGTATCGTATCCACGGTTTGCGTTTGCTCTTGGATCAGTGAATACAATAGAACCACCAGAATACTTATCTTCAGCCAAAACGTAAAATACCGCTGATATGTGCGCACCAGAATGATTGTGAATTGTCATACTGTAATCTTTACCGTGACCAGTAATCCATGCTTTCATTTCGTGATCACCGAAATCTTCAATGGTCTTGCCGATTGTGTTTGTAAGGTACTCATTAAATTTAATGTGAACAACAGACCTAAACTTGTCCATCATTTCGGAAGTGTCGTTAAATATATTACCACCATCTACATCACCGACTGGATCGTTTAAGTCGTAGTTTGTAAATAGGTATTCAAATAATCCGTCAACTTCAAATTTCCCCTGACCAAACATAGTAGGCCAACGTGGTGTCATTTCCATATTCAATCTCCTCATGATATATGATACTATTTATAACGAATCTTTGAGTTGACATTTTGAGTTAAATATGGTAGTATAAATACAATTATATAATATGGGCAAGGACTATGACATTTCTCGACTTTGAAAACTTCCTTCTTACAGAAACGTGTTTTGATAACCACGATGTTTCTTATATAGACGAAGATGGTAATCAACACTACTTAGAACAGACTGACTTCATCTCATATGTTGGGACTGTAGCTAGGTTGTTGTCTGAAAGCAAAACTATTAAAGTCGAGCAAATAGAAACGTTAATCTTTGTACAAGGAACTGTCCATGCCTTTTACAATCAAAAGAATGGTGCATCATTTGATGTCCACACAGACCCTGTAGATGTTCTTATCGAATGTCTTGCTGGCACAAAGATTATGGAAGTTGAAGGCAAAGAGGTTGTATTAAAAAAAGGCGATACAGTTTTAATACCATCTGGAACACCGCATAGAGCGTTAAATTATGAAAAGGCATTGATGATATCACATGGCATTCACGACACAGAAACACTTAATCGTATACGTCAAGACCACTGAAACTTGTAATCTGAACTGCGCTCACTGTTTTACCTCTGGTATCAATGGGCGTAAAATTTACTTCGATGCAGACAAGACAGCTAAGTGGTGTAACGAACTAGACGATGGGTCAAACCACATTCACTTTGAGTATCATGGTGGTGAGCCTCTGCTTGCGCCAATGAAAGACCTGTGGCATTTCTATAATGTTACGAAAGACCATTGGGGTGATAAATGTACACACGGCATCACGACAAATCTTACGTATAAGCTAACTGACGAACGTGTTGAGTTTCTTAAAGTATTAGACTCTGGTTCTATCGGTACATCATGGGACCCTAATATTCGTTTTGCAAACGAAAAGCAAAGACAGCTTTGGGAAGATAATGTAAAGCGTTTAGTTGCAGAAGGTTGTTATATCCAATGCTTTATCTCAGTATCTAAAGACGTTGTTGCAATGGAACCACTTGAGATTGCAGATTATATGCACTCTTTAGGCATTGGTACTATTAGTTATGAGCGCCTTACACACGATGGTAATGCAACAATCAATACAGAAATCTTTCCACATAACTCTGAGCTTGATGCCTTTTGGATGAAGATGCACGAGACAACTAAAGACCACCCTATTGAGAATAACTTTCTTAATTCTGTGTATGACAAGTTTAGCAAAGGTCAATTCTTTAATGGTACGTTCTGTAGAGATTGCGAACAAAAGATACACACCATCAATGCCGATGGTACTGTAGCAGGTTGTCCTAATACTGCGCCCACTCAATGGTATGGTGATATCAGCATGCCAGCAAAGACTGTGCGTGAAAGCCCAAAACGTATGGAGATCATTTCATGTGAGACGCATGATCGTGATCCAAGGTGTTATGACTGCCCTGTGTTTATCTATTGCCATTCTGATTGTCATCAGTTACAATGGATGGAAGATGTTTGCCCAGCCCCTAAAACTCTAATGCTAAAACTAGCGGGAGAAAAAGGATGGATTTAATTATTAAACCCACCGAAGCATGTAATTTCAAGTGTACGTTTTGTTCTTCTACTGATATTGACCCTAATGAAGTTGGGCTGTTGGACTTAGAGTACATATACAAATTCCTTAAGAGATATCCAGATACGAATACTATTATCGTTAATGGTGGTGATCCACTTATGGTTAAGCCAGAGTATTACCAAGAACTGATTGATCATCTTAACGAACATGATTACCCAGCATCTATCAGCTTTACATCTAACCTTTGGCCTTTCTTAATGAGACCAGAGAAGTGGCTTCCTATCTTCAAGAATGAAAGGTTTGGATGTGCAACATCATTTCAATATGGGGGTGGTAGATTAAAAGGTGATTATTCAGAATTCACTGAGAAAGATTTCTGGATGGTGTCTAATGCTATGTTAAAGCACACTGGCGAACGCCCAGACTTCATTTCTGTTATTGTAGATGAAAATGCTCACCTTGCTATCAAGAACGTTGAACTTGCCAAAGAAATGGGTGTGGAGTGTAAGCTAAATTATGCTATGGCATCTGGTGTCCAAGGCAGTACCTATCAGTTAAGTAAGATTTATGAAACATATCTTGAGATATATGATCGTGGATTGGCTGAACACGAGTTCAATACAAAGCAGATGATGAAACGTCTTAAAGGTTACTCAACCTCTTGTCCACAAAATAGACTGTGTGACAGTGGTATTCGTGCATTCAACCCAGGTGGTGATTACTACTCATGTGGTTCTTTTGCTGATGATATGGATTACCCCATCGACTTTGAAGAAGAAATGAATGGTGAGATGCAGACGCCACTAGCGAATGATCCTCACATCCAAACAATGAAGATGGCTTGTTATACATGTCCAATGTTTGAAATTTGCAATGGTTGTAAGAAGACTGTGCGTGATATGAAAAGAGAAGGCACTGTTGAAGAACATTGTCGTAGAATGAAAACACTTGCTCCAAGAATACTTGCTACGAATGGAATGAGTCCTGATATGGTGACGCCTTATGTTGATGAATCTATCAATTAATCCCACATACTATTGCAACTTCAGTTGTGATTTTTGTTACTTGACGCCCGAACAGTTAAACGACAGGCACAAGATAACACCGTTATGGTTAGACCATTCATTGGGTCAGATAGATGATCCTATTGGACACGTCGATCTATATGGTGGGGAAATTGGTCTATTGACATCAGATTATTTTTATGCTATAAAAGAAAAGATACGTAAATATTATAAGGGTGATATAAACATCAACACAAACCTTTCTGCGTTTCCAGACTTCTTTCGAGACGATGATATCACTTTATCTGTGTCTTATGACTTTAGTGCAAGGGAGAAAGAACAGCATGTCCTAAACAACATGATGAACGCAAACAAAGACTTGTCTGTTCTAATCTTGGCTAGTCCGAAGGTATTGGAGATGGATGTTGAATTTATGATATTTACACTAAACATGGTGTCTAACATCAAGTCAGTAGAGATTAAACCATATTCAATTAACCAAGCGAACGCACACCCTGTAACACACAAAGACTTAATTAACCAAGCGAACGCACATCCTGTAACGCACAAAGACTTCGAAGATTTTGTTATTAAGTTTGATGAAGCAAAGACAGAGAAGAACTTTAACTTCCAGAATATTGATAATATATGGCGAAGTATATATAAAGAGTATGATGCATTTAGTAATGATCACGTCTATATCACCCCATCTGGTAAATTTGGTGTGCTTGAGTTCGATAAATATGATAAGGAATACTTCAAAGAATACAAAACATATTATGAATACAAGAAGTGGGCTAGAGAAGAACCTGAGAAAAATCTTAGCGAAATATGCAAAACGTGTACATATTATGGCAATTGTTTAACAGAACATTACCGATATGTTAAAGATTTGACTAATAGTTGTAATGGATACAAAGGATTGTTGGAATATTATGAAAGAATGGAAAGCTAGACAAAGCGCATATCATTTGACAGCATCTTTATTCAAAGATGACTTGACTGATGTTGAGATTAATTGGCAACCCGACTTGGTAGTTGAGTTTGCTCTACAGCACTTTAGAGAATATGTAGACGAATGGATTTATCCAGCCAAATCATATGTGGTTGCGATATGTTATGCCCATTGGCTCAATAGAGACTTCAACGAACCCTTCTTCGATGCACTTAACGATCCAGAATTGTTATTCAATAATGATCCGCATTTCGTGCCTTACTGGCAAGACAAAGAAACCTATGATGAGATATTACACCAACTAGACTTCAATGAGAAACTTGGTATGGTTCCTGACATCTACGAATACTACAAAGAGGAAATGTTATTTGGACTTTGAAATAACAAAACAACTTCTGGAAAGCAAGCGACCAGACATAGCAGAGATAGAGATGACGTTGTTTGAAAACTGTCATCTTAACTGTTCGTTTTGCCACCACGACAAGAAGTCTACCGTAGGTTTGTCAAGGGAAGAAATCTTCTCTAAGATACCTTTGGTTGAAGAACATGTTATTAAAATGAAGAATAGAGCCGATGTCATACAGATCAATATGCTTGGCGGTGAGTTGTTTCAAGATCGTATTTCCGATTGGGCATACGAGGTTTATTATGACTTTCTAGTAGAAATTAAAAAGATTTACGATGAACACAAACAAAACATTAAAGTAGTTTGGGTTACTTCATTTCAGTTCTCGAAAAGAGAATTGGTACAGAAGTTGCTTGATGATCTAAACGCCATAGACATACCATCTCACATTATTTGCTCATATGACTTTGATGGTAGACCTACGAAAGGTCCGTATGCTAAGAACATCGAATACTTCGCTGATTACATTACATCGATCAATATGGTTGCCACTACGCTGAGCATCAGAAAATTCATGGCTGACGATGATGAGTATTTTCATTACTTGTACGAGAAGTTCGACAACTTTTACTTTGATGATTACATTCCAGATCGTGGCTTCGATTATATGATCCCCTCAGATAGCGAATATCTTGAGTTCCTTAAATTCGTATATCACAACTACCCAGATATCAACCCAATCAAAGATTTGATCTACAATGAATCAAATCACATGCATTGCCTAGCGCTAAATAAGGTTACTATCTTTCCTGACAACTCTACATCTAATTGTAGATGGGATAGATATGATCAACGTGATTTCAACACTGAGTACAAGCCAAAAGATAATGCTGGCATGATGCAAGCTTATATGGATGAGAACGGTTGTTTATCATGTAAGTGGTGGAATAAATGTGGCTTTAGATGTTACACTCAATGGGACTGGAAGAATAGAGAACGAGACTTACCTGACTGCATCATGAGAATGTGGTTTAATTATATGGAAAAAACTGGACAAAACTTAATTACAGGATTTGATTATGAGAAGAAAAAAACTAGAGATTGAAGCGTACACTTATGATAAAAGTGTTTTTGCAAATTTTAAATGGACATCTAAGAGTAGAAAGCCATCGTGGTGGAAGAACTTGGTTACGATGTACACTGTCTATAACTCCAAGTCTGGCATTATGGTTCCAACCCCTACTGTAAAAGCTTGCCCTGGCATTACCCAATACATGCAAAAAGCTATTGTAATGAAGTTGTGGTCTGACATGATTTTTAGGGTAACACCTGATGGGAAAGTTTCATCCGCAAGCCCATTGCACTCGCATCAAGTTGGTACTGGTATGCACGAGCAAAGACAATATGGTGATGATCTTTACCCAGGATATGCTGTGCTAAAAATTGAAGCGCCTTGGTATTTAAAAACTAAGAAGCGTGTGGACTTTATGAACTGTGAGTTTCATTATAGCGAAGATTTGCGTAAACATGGAATACTTGTAGCACCGGGAGTTCTTAACTTCTACGATCAACATGCGATTAACGTATTCTTATTGTTTCCTCTGAAAGATGAGCCATACGAAGTTCGACTGAATTATGGAAATGACCTAATGGCGATTTATCCAATGGAAGATGTTGATGTTTCTTTTAAGAACATATTCGTAGATAGCTTGGAGCAATGGGGTAAAATTAACGATTCATTCCCAAGAACATTCTTAGGTCGCTATTACACCAGGAAACGTACAGAGCGTTAATTGATGGTGCTTCATATAACTTAGCACACCCTTATCAATACATGTCATCATATTAGGACAGGAGCCACAGTTTTTCGTTTCACTAGAATAAGTTAATTGTTCCATAAATTGAAACGATTTGGCTTCTGTCCATGACTCAATATCATTCTCATCTTTTACTTGAAACTCATCAGTACCAATTAATGCTATGTCATAAACGAATGGTGTCCAGAAAAACCTTTCATTGCAGTATGTGTAATTGAGTTCTAAACTTCCACCCTGTGCTTGGTCTATAAATGTCTTAGGCATAAGATCATCTGCGAAGTCGTAGCTCTTCCATTTCTCAATTAAGTGAGCATGCACCTTACTCTTAGGCGCACGGAAGAATGATGGGTTTAACGTGAGGATTGAGTCAAATCTATCTTCAACTAACTTTGACATCTCAAGTACCTTAGAATTGTACTCATCATCATTGCCCATATTGTAGACCATGTAATAGTTTAGATCATCTGTGAAACCATTCAGAAGGCTTAACCTTTCCTCAACCCAATCCCAATCTACTGGTGGTTGTAGTGCGATGTTGGCATCATACATAAAGCCATCTATCTTAGGTATACTATTGAGTAGATCAATTACTTCTGTTGAGATGTTGGTTAGAGTCGTCACGAATTGTATAGTAGAAACTTTACTCAAACACTCTCGAAACGTTTCGTCCTGCAGCAATTCAATGACGTTGTTGTTGCCAAATAAATCAGTAGGTCCGATGTTTATTGTAGATACTCTATACCCATTATCGTTGAATAAGTCAATAGCATTGTTTAATCTATCGTAAGAACCCATGTTAGAGCCAAGTTTGTTTACAAAACAACCTTTACACTTGAACTCACATCCAGATAAAACTTCGCAATTAAACTGTACTTTGATTTCATGTCCCTCAGAGAAGGATAGATTAAAGTCCTTGTCAGCTTGGGCGGAACGTCTATTGTTAGTAACTATTCCCATGGTAAACCTCATCATCAAATAAAGCAATAACATCTTTATTTAGGATGCATTCTTTACGTCCATCAAACACAGTATCCATTATCATAGGAACCATTCTATTCACGCATATGTTTAGGTACTTACAGCTTCCACATTCCTTGTCTCCACTCTTTTCCATTTGCGATACAACAACTTCATCTTTCTTTTTTAGAATGTAATCAGATATATCTGCATCTGGCAACCAATGCCAACTGTCATCAACTTTAAAATCATCTGTGTGTATCTGAGCGTTTTCGTATATGAAAGGAGACAAATACATATCACCATGATATATACTTACCACAGAATAGTGGAATGCTTTATGTGATACGTCCCCTTGTAGGAAATGAAACTTATTTTTAAAACGATGTGGGTCTACAGCTAAACGAGATAACATGTCATTCCATTCGAATAGCTTGTTTCCGTGCTTTGCACTATGATTAAATGATCTGACAACAGAGGGCAAAACTTCAATAACTGTTTCATACTTTGAGCGAACAAAATCGATAGCAGGGTACAATATGTCCTCTACTCCTTGTACGATATTAGTAGCCATGCTTATTTCGAAGTTCAGAGAACTATTCTTAAAAGTCTCAATTCTTTCGTCTAATGCATTTAAGTATTCTGGATCGTTCATTAGACGGTTTAAGTCTAGTGCAATTTGAACATCCCACGCCTCAACAACTTTGCCCAAGGGTGAGTTCTCAATAGACTTAATTTTACTTTCTATATCTTTCTCAGATAACGAGCCAAGTATAGAACAGTTGTGCTGAATGTTTCTATTGTCTTCTGGCATCATCAGGATAGCATCAGCAAGTTTTAGGTTGTTGATGATCTCTTCTAAGTTCTGTGCGCCGTAGAAGTCAGTCGGACCTATTACAATATCATCTAGTACAATATCGTCTCTATCTTTTAATTCATATGCCAATGAATGAAACGTCGTGATTGATCTTGGGTTCCAATTGCCTTTGCGTTTCACAAAACAACCGGGACACATATACGAGCAACCTTCAAGTATCTCAAGATTGACTTGTATCTTGTACTGCTTCATACTGTCTATAGAAGTGAACTCTTCGCCCACTCCACCGCCACTTACAATGTCTTTCCAGTCATTGTTTAACATAAGAAATATCCTCAATTCTTTTTAATTCTGGGTCATCATCCTCAGTAACCAGAAACTTCTTTCGATAGCCTTGTTTATCTTTCTCTACAGTGTACCCATCCCATTGATACATTGTTTGGGCGGGTGCGTTATAGTTATGTATGTTATTTAGCATGTTCTCCTTAGGAGCAATACAACGATCCACGCCAAGGTAATCTCTTAGCATTATGATCTTTCTGTTGTAACAAGAGAAGAACAAGGGACAATCTTCACACTCAGTTCCCTTAGCGCTTTCTATTTGTTGCTCCACCATAACATTAACTGAGTTAAAGTTATCTACTTTGAACATGTCATGGTAGATAGCCATATTTTCATACATAAACGGACTAAGATACCACTCGCCTCTTTTGTAGTTCAACACCGTATAGTTCATTCCTGCATGGCTGTGATCTACCATAATATTGTTTAGTTTAGATTCACGATGCCATGTGCTAAAGTATTCATTAAATTCATCAAGGGTCTTTAAGATTATGTTTGCCTTGTGAGAGCGAGACACAGAAGGAATGAAGTCTAATATGGTATCAAAACGTTTTACAGCTTGATCATGCAATGCTTCGTAATCTAACCCATAATCTTTTATATTAACAACGAACGTATATGTGACCTCATGCTTGAGGTTCTTGTCTATGTAGTTTAGTATTTCTGATACGTGTTCAATATAATCTTCATTGAAGAATTTGTGTGGGTTAGTCGCAATACCAATTTCAATCTCTGTGTCAAGGTTTACATTATCAGTAATGTATTGACAAAACCTTTTAATATCTCCATCAATAAGGGTTGACACGAATGCAAGTATTGGGCTATTATCATTGATAATATCTAACAGATGTGGCATAACCTCATAGAAGTTTTCAGAGGCAAGAAAGTCAGTCGGACCTATAAGCATCTCATCAACAAGAATACCTTGATCAGTAATGTCTCGTATAAACCTCTTGGCATTCTCTAGCTGATGCTCATCACTACTGTTGCCACGTCTGTGTACGAAGCACCCAGGGCATTTGTGGTGACATCCATCCAAGACATCAAGTTGTATCTTCACTGCGCTCACTGGCTTAGTTTGCGTCTCTGTGGTCATTTCGTAGTGTAGGTTGTTCTTAATTAGAGGCATACATGTACTCCTTAAGAGCAACACAACTGCCTAATCCTCTCGACTCCATATACAAGTGTATGTTGCGCTCAGCACAACTCATCATGTATTCACAACCATTACAATCATCAACTTGTTGTGCATATTCGATATTATCATATAAAGTATTAGCATCCATAGTTGTTTCGAACTGTGGTGTTCTTTGTATGATCACGTCGTATAAGAATGGGTTGAGGTATAGCTTGTTATTATAAAAACTATAGTTTTGGCAACCATATCCATTAAACTTAGCATCAAAGAACGTGTAAAGGTTTAGCCACTGTTTGTCGATTTTTTGTTCTACCATCTCACGTCTAAAGTTTTCTAGGTGTTGACTTACTTTACCTCTAACGTTCCTATCAGTAAGGAAAGAAGGTGTTATGACAACAGGAGCATTGAAATCATCAAATACTCTTTGAGCTAATTCATTATACGAAATTCTTTTGAATATATCTTTGTGGTAATTGACACGAAATTGAACTGAGCCTAGTTTAAACAATTCTAAATTCTTATAGAAATGATCGTTATCTCCATCAAGATACTTATCTATATCTAAAACAATCTTAAAGTCAATATCAGGAACACGGTGAATGTTTTTATACAAAGACCATATCTTTGCAAGTTTATCTTTGACCATTGCGTATGGTTGTGTAAGCGTAGACGTGAAACCAATAGCTGAAATCCCATAGAGCTTTTCCATATAGGGATGGTTCATAATATCACTAAAGTTCTCAGCATCAAATATGTCTGTAGGTCCGACGGTTATTTCGTCGGGGTAATACGCACCTTTGATAAGAAGATTATACAGAGTTTCTAGGTTGTCTGCCTTAGTCAAGTTCTTTCGAGGGATAAAGCAACCCGGACACATTTGGCTACAGCCATGCAATATGTCCAGATTGATTTCTGTTCTAAGAAAGTCTGTGTTTATGGGGCTTTCGTCTGCATTATAAGAGTAATATCCCGCATATGTGCTATTCAGATGGACTATCATCAAACTTATCTTCGATCTTGTCGATAGATTCTTCGATGTGGTCGCCTTCAGATTCCTCTAGCAACTTATTCAAGTCTAGAGTCTCAATTTTAACCCAAAACCAGTCGGGGAACATCGCCATAATCTGATCAATAACCCTAGTCTCATTCATGATGTAGTACAAATCTTTGCCAAAATACTTTGGTTGTGCATTGTAAACTGCTTTATTATACGTCGTACTAACACCCATGTTGTGAACGATACACAAAAATCCATCCCACGCTTCTGTGATGAAACGCGCAACATTAGGTCCACAGTTCGATGGCTTATCATAAACCTCAATATCACCCACAAAGTTCTTGAGTTCTACCTCAATTTCTTTGTCTTGTTCATTTAGGTTTTCATATAGATTTGTCATCGCCCACGGCACGGCATCTCTAATAGTTTCGATTAGTTCATCAACTAATTCGAGGTTACCTTCGATATATTCATGTACTTTTTCTTCTGGAAACAAAAGAAGCAACTTCTTTTCGGCATCGTTAATATCGTAGTGCAATCTCATTCTAACGATAACTGAGAGCATGCGTACAAGAATTGGACAATCAACCATAAAATCTGATTTGATGTATTCCGTAACCAATTCTTCATCCAAGAAAGTAAACCCAGCCTTAAAGTTAGTATTCGCCAAGTATATGATAATATGCTTAGCACTCAACTTTTCTTTAGTCCTGTGGTAATCTACGTACAGAATAAAATCTTTATTTTTTTCTTTTTCCTTATAGATCGCAACCAAATCTTGGGGCGCAAGAGGTAAAGTGTAAGCTTTAAAGTTCTTCTCACGCTCTGAAAATTTATGATCGTCAAATTCTCTATCTGGGTTCAAGTTATTTTCATTATCATTCATTTATTACATCCTATAATGTGTATTTGTGTATCAAGTATGGAATTCTATTCTGTCTCTTAGAGAAGAACTGAACATCAGTGTTAATAAGTCTCAAATCTTCTGTTAGGTTATCCATGTCAAAACTGCGCTCAAGCACCTTCTTAACAATAGGGAATACATTGCTTATTTCGGTATACATATCCCAAAATTCCCAACCATCTCTTGTATTATCTCTTTTATCAGTGTGGGCAAGAATGAAAGCTTCGTTATCTTTTACTGTATTCCATAGTTCTTCTAATTTATAAAACGCAATTTGATAGTTGCCCTTATTAGCGGCTTTCATGTAAACCTCATTAACAAACAATTGCTTGTCTACTGGTAGATCATTAGCATTCATCCAATCAATTACAGAAAGGATGTAGGCTAAATAGTGGCGACGTGATGTAAAGTGTTCCATAACATCTTGTGCCATATCAGCACTATGAATTGTAAACTTCTCAATCAACAATGATTGTACTTCCGCACATGGGTAGTATTCATTTAAGAAGAACAAGAAGTCATAGCTGAAGTTCTTGCCATTTTGATATGTAACGTCGAATGGTGGTGTTTCTGGGTTGTTGAGAATAGCTTCAACAGTATCAGACATATCTTGAACAGCAGGAGCCGCTGACATGAATGTAAACATACTATCGCAGTCGAAGATTTTTTCCATAAAATCGCCAACCATGGTGTTGATTGTTGCCGTAGAGGCATCAGGATAGAAACCAGATGCAGTCAGCAATCCAGCAGCGTATCTTGCATGGATTTGAATTTGATCTTCTTCTTCCCAAGCTACAAGAATATACTTTTCACTATTTTGGATAAACTCACTAGTACAAACTTCTTCCCAAGGTTTGAAAATGATGTCAACACCAGCACCTGCGCGAATGCTATCGGCACGTACTCTTACATCATACTCGACGATTTTGCTGTCTGGCATTGATGATTCAATCATGCAAACCGTTCTAGGTGTTTTCGTGTGGTAAAATGAGTTCATCTCGAAAAATACAGTTTCGAGGTTAGTTGAGTTTGTAATATACTTTCTGTTATTCAAAAAATAAAGGTGTTGGCCTATCATGATGTCACTCCTAGTTTTTCCATCGCATCGTCGTTCCAAGTCCAATCGTATGGGTTATATTCCGCAAGGACATCTTTGTTTAAAACACATCCATCAACGTTTAAAGTTTCTTGAGCTTCAAAAATCAATCGGGAAGCACATGCTACCGCGAATTGACATCCGTTACAATCAGATACCTTACTTGATCTATTTATACCCTTCGTCACTAGCTCATTTTTACGATCCAATATTTCTTCGAATGTAAGACCTGTGACGTCTAGGTTTTTATTGTTTAAGAAGAATGCTTGCTCATGTAGCATTACATTCAAGTGTGTGGTAGGTCCGTTTTCTCCTGGTACGATTGTAAGACCAACAAAGTTGATTGAGTTACAATACAAGTTAGCCATTGACATAACAGTTTCTTGTGCATTATCTTTGTCAATAACTTTACCAAGAAAATCATTCCAACCAAATAGGTTTCTACGCTGTACCAACTGTGATCTCGCCCTTGAGAAAGCTGGGTTCATCTCTACAATAGTTTCGTATTCGTTTACTGATTTTTGAATGATCTTATTGTATGTTTCTTTGTCAATCTTCTTACCAACAACATTAGATGCTTGAAGCGTCCAAGACCAATCCATTTGCTTTGGTGTATTATTCTTAAAGAACTCTACTTTTTCCATAACATTGTCGAAATATTCGTCATCGTTCAACATCTGTTCTACTCTGCCAATTGGCATAATAAACTCAATGATCATGTCACGACGGTATTTGTCTTCGTCATCAAGGACAGCAAAGATTTCTTTTACTTTATCCATAGTAGCAATATCAAACTTAGCAGGAGCGGCAATACGAGCGCCTGTGTGTTCTCTCATAATCTCTTGGACTACTGAGTTATTTAATACTGACTCTGTGTTCTTGGCTGTGAAGAAGTCTGTAGGTCCGATAACAAATTCTCTGAGGTTAAGACCAGTTCTGGCTACACCATCAGCAAGTTCCTTTGCTCTGTCGATGATCTGTTGGTTCATATCAGGATCGATGTTCTTATCGACAAAACAACCCAAACAACCGTGATCGCATCCAGCCAAAACTTCCATCTGAATGAGAACATCAAACTTGGATGCACTATCAGGAGACAAACTCTCTGGACCAGAATATCTCATTTGCTTACAATATGATTTTTGCATTGTCATTTTAACGTCTTCCTCTTGATGTATGACAGCTACTATGGCAACTAGCATGGCATGCGTTAATTACTTGATACGTACTATTAATCCTACCTTCAATTAGGTCAACCGCTCTTCTTACGTTGTCTTCTACAGTATCTACGATATCTTGTGCATACATAAGCTGACCGCCATTAATACCACCGTCAATATAGTTATTGAATAGGGTATTGTTTGCGTTTACGTATTCATATCTTCTAGTAAAGTTGGTATTTGTAGTATATTGTCTACCGTCAAGCCTCAACGCCCCACCCCACGTACTATCAAACCGATAATATCGAACATACGTATTTACCGTATATGTAATAGTTCTATCAAATGTTCTGAGTTGTGCGCCACTATATGTTTGCACCCAACTGTTAATATCACCTCTATCTGCGGTCATTAGCGTCTACCTCTCGATGTGTGGCAACTACTATGGCAACTTTGGTGACATGGACGTGCAGTCATACTTCTGTTGGTTATTCTGCCTTCGCACAAATCAACCGCTCTTCGCACAACACTGTTAATTGAATCAATAACATCTTGGGAACGGATAATCCCACCAGTATATATTCCACCATCAAGGTAGTTATTAAACAATGTGTTGTTTGCGTTAACGTATTCGAATCTGTGGTAATGGTTCGAACGACCATACCAACCATAGCCGTTAACAATCATCCATGATCCATAAGTGCTATCGAAACCCCAAATACGAACCCAAGAATCAATGGCAATATTAATGCCCCTATCAAAGGTTCGTAGTTGTGCGCCCGCCTTAGATTGCATACTACTATTCAATTGTGCATATGTTGGCATATTATACTTTCACCTCTACTTCACCGTCCTTACTGTCAGAAAGGGCGATACCAATAATCTCATAGCTATTTATACCGGGAGTTCCATAGTCCACACCCTTAGCTTTACCGTCGCCCGCAGGGATTACCCACTGACCTTTTTTGACGTCTTCGCTTACTAGGCATGGGATACGACCTTTAAGAGCAATGAATGGGTTCATTCTTGCTTTCACGGAATTACTTCCGGGTTCAATTCCCATATCGTTCATTTGAACCGCTGGGTTTGTTGAGATAACACCCACGAGAGGCATTCCAGGCTCCCACTTAGTAATCTCAGAGTCACCGTCAAGGTTCATACCCATAACAGTTGCATTTTCATACATGTCGTCTGCCGAATATCTTTCCGCAAGGTCAGCCCATCTTGCTGACGTAGCTGTACCAACATATAGACCGTTGTTATCAACATATGATTTGTCAGAACCATCTCTACGGAATTGGCAAATTCTATTAGAGTTAGCACCAGCAACAATATACATACGGTTTGAGTGATATTCAATCTTACCAACATCGTTCCCTGGGTTACCTGTCCAACTTTCGTTACCTTCTTCACGGAATTCGATTGCAGGAGAATAACCATCTTGCATTCGTGTGCGCAATATCCACTGCCCACCAGTGTTCAGATAGCCACAGTAGTTGTTACTCGCACCGTGTAGCCACATGCGAATGTTACCATTATACGTTGCTCTAAGCTGTACGTGAACATCACTGTTGTTATTATTGCCAGTAAGTGCAAAATATCTACCTTGATACGAATATGCATGGAAGCCTGTATTTTGGTTATACAAACCTTCGCCAGAGTTGTCATTACGGAACCAGTTACGAGCATAAATCTCGTTGGCACGAACACTCGTGTTGAAGTTAGATGCACTTGACGGATCACAATAGAACCCAGTGTTGTTCGAGTCGTAGAAAATAGGCGCACGGAAACTGAATGCTGAGTAAGCATAGTTTGCATCGCCATAAACTCTAAACAAGTCGGTGTTATTAATAGTACCAGTTGCCTGACCGTGGCGACCAATCATAAAGTCAGCACCAGAACTATTGTTGACGTTTGAGTCTAGGTTAATATACACAGAACCATATGAGTTGATACGAATATCATCAGCATTGCTACCAGAAGCGTTTCTTGAAGAGATTGAGTGGTTTGTGCTGTTGTCACCGTATAAGGTAATAAAGTCGCCCATATCTCTTGCGTTAAGTTGATCCCATTCGATTGTACCCATTTGAGATGTAGACGCAGGGTCTGTATAACGACCTGTGTTATTTGAGTCGTAGAAGATAGGTGCGCGTAACGAACCACCAGCTTGTAATGCGTTGTTAACGTATACGTCATTTTGACCCAAAGGATCAGAACCGTTGTTGATTGACATAACCTGAGTTGTACTATTCGCATCGTTCATGAAGCGAATGCCGTTATAACTATGATAAGCACCCATACGGATACCAGTGTGGAAAGCAATTTTCAAGTCTGGATATGGGTTAGACCAACCACCTGGTTCTCTGTAAATTGCGTAAGAGTCAGATTCATTAGATGAGAAGTATATACCAAATGCGTCGTTTTGTGAAACATCATCTTTGTGTACAAATCTATTTGCTCTAATGTCACCATTAAAGAGTGAGTCGCTAGATGGGTTCACAAAGTAAGACGTGTTGTCTCTATCGTACATGATAGGAGCGTAGAAGCTATGGTGTGCATCTACGACACTATTGGTAGTTCTTAGCGACCAACCACTATCTTGCGACAAGAAACCAATCTCGTCAGAGTTAGTTGCATATACTCTACCACGATACACATCAGCGTTCGTTGAGAACTCAAGAGATATTGTATTCTGTGCAGAACGAATTCTCCAACTGTCACTATCACTAGAATAGAAGTGCATGTTGTTTGGTGTGTTGTAAAGACCACGACCAGATGTATCGTTACGGAACCAACCATCGTTGTAGATTTCTCCACGAACATCAAGAATATTAACGATAGATGTAGATGCAAAGTCTCCATAATATGCTGTGTTGTCACGATCATAGTAACGCCCAGCATATGTACTACCCTGTGAGTAGATGTTATTAGCACGGAAGCTTTCATAGCCAGTACCAGGATTGTTTCTGATCTGAATTTCAGAGTTAGAAGCTAGTCTGATCTGAGAAGCAACTCTGCCACCCCAATGGAAACCAATCCTTGGTGCTGTAGCATCGTTATCTGTTTGTGCGCCACCGTAGTTGTACTCACGTACTTCGATTGCCGCATGTGAGTAAGATGCGTTAAGGTTCTCGCCAGCAACTTCTAGGTGCTTAATCTTAGATATGCCCGATGGGTTTACAAAGAAGGATGTATCATCTGCATCGATGAAACTAGCGGCATAGAAGTTAGAACTTGAACCACCACCTGGGTTGGCGTTGTAGATAGCCAGATCAGAGTAAGCAGAATATGCTGTACCTGAGTTCCAAGTTTGTTGCCATAGACGCATACCACGACCAGACTTCTTAAACATAAGTAAGTTGTCTGATCCACCAGAAGCGTCACCGTATGATCTAAGGTGTAAGTAATCAGCATATGGTGCTGTGTTATTGTTGTTCCATGATGTGAAACCAAACGTTAGGCGGCTTGCACTATCTTCATTTGGCTCAATAATTCTATTGTCTTTACTGCGCAACTGCCCAGAACTTCCAGAAACACTACCTGTGATGACATTATCAACTGTTAAACCCAAGAACCTTGATGTTCCACCAAAGTTACCGAAGTAAGTTGTATTGTCGCTATCATAGAAGATAGGCGAACGAACTTGATTAGTACCTAAGAAGAAACCATCTTTGGTAGAGGCTTGTTCTACGCCACCCCAATGAAGTTCTGTATCACCTGCTTGGCGATAGATCGTAGCCCACTGATTGTTCGTATCGTTGTAGATACCAGCAACCCCTGCGCCAGATGACATGAATACCCAATCGTCATTGATCGCATAACCTGCATATCCACCAGTATTACCAGTTACACGAATTGTACCGTATTGACCTGATACGTTATCAATGTAAGTAGAAGCACTACCCATTTCGAAACGGTTAGCTCTAACAGTATTCATCACAGATGTACCACCAAAGTCACCGTAATAAGCATTATCATCAGAGTCGTAGAAGATATTAGCATACGCGAGTCGTAGAAGATGTTAGCATACGCGCCGTTTAGAACAGTGTGTGTGCCACTAACACTAACGTTTCGTGACATATTCCAATCACCGTTAGCATCTGTCCAGTTACTATCCGTAACAAATCTTAGTCTGTCTGGATTAGTTCCTTCTGCCATGCGAAGCATTTGGCGACCACCAGAAACAAGTTGCATGTCATCGTTACCGACAAATCTAATATATGTATCAGTATCACCATTGTGTCTGATATATTCATCAGCACGTACTTCGTTAAATACGGAAGTTCCTGCTGGGTCTGCGTAATATGCTGAGTTGTTAGAGTCACGGAACCTTGTTGCATCCATGTAACGAGCCGCAACAATATCACCAGATGTCGTGATAGTAGCACGACTTACAGCCGCATATCCAGCGACACCCAAGTTGTCGGATGTAAACTGTAGATTACCCAAGCTATTTGTTGTCAAATCGTCTGGCGATTCAAATATTGCCCATTCACTACCGCCAGTCCAACGAAGACCTTCATTCGGGCCGGGATCATTGAATGTGATATTGTTTACATTTGTAATATTACCGTTTGTCCAATCCCATGTACCACCAACTTTACCACCAGTACGTGGATTGAAAGAGTAAGTAGAATTTGAAGCATCACGGAAGTTCGTAGCGTCAACGTTAGTACCTATGACAGTATCGCCTGTAATAGTACCAAGAACATCAAGGTTTACACCGATTGTACCGCTATTATCAATAGCCATCGAATCTGCTTTGATCTTCACCGATTGTACCGCTATTATCAATAGCCATCGAATCTGCTTTGATTTTACCTTGTACGTCAGACCTTTTCAGAATAGGAGGTCCGAATTCTCGTGTAGCACCACCAGCACTATGGTTCATAAGAGCAATTAGACGAACATATCTAACACCAAGCCCATCAGAACCATTGTACGCTGTGTGGCTAGTTGGTACTGTGTGGTATCCCTTATACTCATTCCAAGAAGTAGAAGTTACGTTAACAGAGGATGCCGCAAAGTATACAATACCTTCGTTCGCATCGATAGGGTTCTTGTCTTTATCGTATTGTCTAACACCAAGGAAGAAGTTACCACCTGTACCAGTGATAAGTCTTACCGCCATTTCAGCATAGATTTCTTCGCCCGGTTCAACAGGGATGTAGTCAGAGTCAAAGCTTCTGAAAGCATTTGTTCTCAGAGCATAACTAGCGGCAAAAGGTCCGTCACCGTTCTTTACATATTCACTAGTTGTTCCTGTTGCGTTATTTTCTTCACCTTGCATAGGCTGAACAACACGTTTGTCCCAATAATCTGAGGCGTCAAACATTTTCATGTCAGCAAGACCAGAGCCGTATGTTTTCAACAAGCCAAGGTCTTCGTTACCACCGTTAAGCGCCAAGCTACCAAAGATACCAGCGCCATAAGCTTGGATGTTGCCGTTTTCTTCGAACCAGAAACGCTCACCAATCCCATTAAAAGAAAGTGCCATAGTAGAACGAGTGTTTCTAGTCTTGTGCAAGATCGATGGGAAGTTGGCATCAGCCGATGTGTTTTGGATTACAATCATACGTTCTTGAGCAGATTTAACCTCAAGAGGATACGTAGTGTTGTTGAAGATCGCACTATCCCCAGCCTTAACAGACTTTAATCTGGATTGCCCTGCTAAGTCAGCATAGAATGCTGAGTCATTCAAGTCGTAGAAGATAGGTGAGCGCATAGAGTTGGGTGCAGAACCATAACCGTTTTCAGCACCAATTTGGTGAATGTTGTTTGAATGCAGTCTTGTAAAGTTGTTTCTGTTTGCAGTCAGTGACCATTCATTGTCAGTCTCGTTATACAGACCCATTTCTGTAGCACCACTTGATATGAAGCCCCAGTCGTTGCTAATCATATAGCCAGCATAACCGTCTCTTTCACCTTCAACCATAATAGTCCCCTTAGGACCTGATGGCGAGTCAATGCTTAGAGAAGTTCCATCCATTAGGATTTGATTTGTTCTCACAACATTTAAGATAGATGTGGTTGCTGGGTCTAGGTAGAATGCGCTATTATCTGAATCGTAGGTAGAATGCGCTATTATCTGAATCGTAGTAACGAGGTGCATAGACACCTACTGTGAAATCAGCGGAGTCTGCATCTATAGACAAGCGAGTTGCGTTAGCTGTCTGTACTCTAAATCTGTTGTTAGCGTCAAAACCAAAACGAGTAGTAAGATCACCTCTATGACTGATCCAATCATCAATGTTGATGCTGTTCAACTCAGATGTGGATGCTGGGTCTAGGTAATACGCATTGTTGTTGCTGTCATAATACGCAGGAGCATAGACGTTTTGAGAGAAGTCGATGGAGTCGCTATCGATGTTAACTTTTTGTGTGCCACCAACAAATACTTTGAAAATGTCATTACCAGAAAATCCGAAGTACGTATCATTATCACCATTATGGCGAATGTAATCATCAAGATCAATGCGGTTCATTACCGATGTTCCTGATGGATCAACAAGATAAGAATTATTTGCGGAATCTAGCATCCTTGGTGCAATTAAATCAACCGATGACGTAACAGATGTGTCAGCAACAGTAAGTCTTGCTGTTCCACCAGTTGTCAGAGCGATTTGATCATTTGCTGGGAAGCCGATGTTTGTGTTTACGTCACCATCATGCCTGATTGTACCAGAGATGTCAATGTTATTCATTCTTGAGGTTGAAGCAAAGTCGCCAAAGAAAGTATCATCATTGCTGTCTTTAAACTGCGCGGCTATCATATTGCCAGCAGTAGAAACATCTTTATCACCACGAACTTTAACCGTAGCGGTGTCGTCCATATAGAAACCACCACCTGATCCGAAGCCTAGCTCATCACCTTTAAGGAAAGTAGCTGTGCCAACACCAACTGCAAATGCATCATCATTGCTAGTCAGTTGTACTGAACCACTTACATGAAGAATACTATTTGTTTTTGAACCAACTACTGGGGTTGCGTCCATTGTTGCGTATGTAGCCGCTTGATCTCCAATGATCACATCGCCATCAGTTGCATTAGCAGTAAGCAAGAAGTTTGCATTCGAATCTGCAATAGCCCAAGTCATATCATTGTCGATGACTTGGTACATGTTGCCGAATGAATCGCCTCTGAGAGTAGTTGCGACTGCGCCGTTAACTCTAGTCTCGCTGATTAGGTTGCCAACAACGAATGGGTTGTTGCCCATGCCATACTTGTTTAATGATGTTAGTGGCAAACCACCAGCACCACCAGAAATTGACATCAGAGGATTTGAAGATGCACCTGTGGTTCCATAAGGAGCGAGTGTAATACCGCCTTCGCCTGTGGTGTCATTTGATCTTGCGTCATCACCAACGTTACCAACAACAACCTTAGCATTAACTGCCAAAGAGGTTGTAGTGTTGTCAAGGTCTAGTCTGTATGTAGTTCCAGTTGGAGCGTAATATACAGGCGCACGAAGTTGTACTGTAGACACAGCTTCTGTATCACTGATACTAACCCTACTTAATCCGTTAGTAGATAAATTAATAGTGTTTGTGCCGAAAGCAAGACTTGTTCCTACATTACCATTGTGGAATAATTGATCATTAATACCAATATCATTCAACACAGATGTTCCTGCAGGGTCTGCAAAGAAGTTTGAATCTCCTGAGTCAACAAACCTTGGCGCAACCATGTCTACTGTAGCGGTTACCGCACTATCTGATATTCCAAGTCTCTCAGCACCACCTGTTTCCAAACCAATAGTATCTGTTCCGAAAGCAAGTTTTGTATCTGTGTCACCGTTATGGAATAGTTCTGAGTCAAGCCCTAGTGAATTAAACACTGATGCGCCACTTGGATCAGCTAAGTAAGTATTGTTATCTGCATCAACGAACCTTGGTGAAATCATGTCTACTGTAGAAGTTACGCTAGTATCAGTAACCGTAAATCTTGTAGCACCACCTGTGTTTATGTTTACTGTGTCAGTACCAAAATTGATATCTGTGTCTGTGTCGCCATTATGGAAGATACTTGTATCAATTCCAATGTTGTTCATTACTGACGTGCCAGCAAAGTCACCGAAATATGTATTGTCACCACTGTCTAAGTAACGAGGCGCACTAACGTCATTGGCAAACAAAGCACCAGTGTTAGTAAGTGTTAGTCTTGTTGTTCCATCAGTGTCAAGTTTTATAATGTCTGTGTCAAAAGATACTTTAGTGTCAATATTTCCATTATGGAAAAGATCACTGTCAAGTCCAAGATTGTTGAAGATTGAGTTTGCTGCTGGCTCTGCAAAATATGCATTATTATCACCGTCAAGGAACCTTGCACCAACAATATCGTTACCTACAACCCAATTACCAGATGCGTCCATGTAAGCACCAGTAGCATAGTTAAGGCTAGAGCCAAGGAAACCAATGTTACCATTATCAGAAGAAAGAACGCGGTTGTTGCCAGCACCTTTCATAGTAAGCAAAGCAGAACCAGTATCGTTACCAATAGAGACTGTACCTTGCAGTTCAAGGTTGCCAGTGGCAGTATCGTTAGCATCTGAACGTAAGAATTGTGCCGCTTCTAATCCGTCTACTGTATCAGCGTCAAACCCATTGCCAGCACCTTCATCCGCTGTTGTGATGATACGACCTAAATCAGTACCTGCTGAGATTAGTTTAAACCAGTCGTTTGTTTCATCCCATTGAATAGATGAGTTTGCCAAATCACCACGAGAGACTTCCCACCCAGCATTTTCTGTTGGAACGCCAGTTAGAAAGTTGCTGTTGAGTGTAATAATATTATCAGCAATTAGAACTGTTTCTGATTGAACTTCAACTCTTGTACCTTGCACTGTAAGATTACCAGTGATGATATAATCACCGTCCAACGTATCGTTTTGGTCAGAGCGCACAAACGATAGAGAATCGATACCATCAAGTAAATCAGCATCAAGACCAGAGCCAGAACCATCATTGCCTGCGTACCAAATAATGGAACCACTAACAGTTGGCGCACGTTTGAAGTCAATACCAGAAGTGTTAAATTCTAAGTCAACCGCATTATTATAGATAACTTCAACACCAACAGTATTATCATAAAACTTAATACCATTACTTTGACCACCATTTAGAATGCTGTAGTCGCCAGTAGCAAAATTAGTAATCTGTAGTGAATTGCTGTCGCCAACAAAGTTAGCAATAATAGCACCATTACCACCACTATTAGTCGCAGTAAGAGATGCTGTGGATGGAGTTGCTTGTGTTACTTCAACAGCACCAGTTAGCTTAGAGCTTCCAGTAACCTGTAGTTTATTTGTACCGTCATCTGCGGAAGTGCCAATTAGAACGTTATTCTCTGATTGGAGTCCGTTCTTGACTATAAATTTCTTATCGTTTGCCATGTTGGTTCACTCTCCCCAGATTCGGCTTATACTATGCTTTTATTGTATTTATAACAATTTATCCTGTTATTAACGTTCCCACAATTTTATATGTTGTGGAATTTGAACTTGCTGGTGTGCCTTTAAGTGTTAACAAAGGACCCGAAATCTCTACGTCATATGTTGCTAAGTCGCTACCAGATGTCGATATAGAACCAAATTCTGTACCCATAGCTGTTGATCCATCATGCGTAATCAACAATTTCGTGATGTGTCTTGTAGTCCCATCTTTCGCTTGAATAATGATTTCAGCACTACCGAACGCTGAATGTGGGAATGAGTAAAGGTCTGCTTGGCTAGTCGCACTAGTAGTGGTTGTTTTAGAAATCATTCTTGAATGATCTTGTTCAATGTCATTATTGACAGTCAACTTACCACTCATTGTATCGCCAGTAACGTCTACAAACTTAGCGTCTGCTTCTGTCTCAGTATAATAACGACCATCTAACTGCCCACCATTCAACTCAGCTTCTGTGTAATAACGACTATCCAATTGACCATTAGTCAATTCTGTTTCTGTGAAGTAGCGAGTATCTAGTTGACCATTAGTCAATTCTGTTTCTGTGAAGTAGCGGTTGTCAAGTTGACCGCCATCCAATTCAGCTTCTGTATAGTAGAGGCTATTTAACTGCCCACCATCTAGCTCAGTTTCTGTGTAATAACGATTGTCAAGATCAGTGGATGATACACTTACAACGTGTCCGAATGTGTCAAAAGATGCGTCCTGTAATACAGAACCATCTGAGTTATCAATATCAGCAACAGAAGAAGTGTCTGCGTGTGTAATTGAGATGGATGTATTAGAGAAATCGTTTAGCGTAAAGTTGCCAGTTCCTGTTAGACCAGACGATGCAGTAATTGTTACCAAACCATTTCCGATTTGTCCAGAAGCCGCCGCTGATGCCTCAGCCAAGATGTCTGATTTATGAGAGCCATCAAGCAAGTCTGCGTCTAGTCCAGATGCCGCGCCATCAACTGTTTGAATTGCAGTCATCAACTCAGCCGCTGTCTGATCAGCCGTAGCATTTGGTTCGATGTTGTCTAATTTAGCACCATCAACAGAAACGTCTCTACCATCAACAGTTCCAGATACTGTGATATTACCTGTTACATCAATATCCTGACCAAATGTATCAACCTCTACGTAATAACTTGTGCCATCACCAGTTTGTAGCAATAGTGTGTTGTTTGCACTATTCCATGTGAAGTCATCAACACCAGATACTGACGATGTTGTAACCGATGTTAAACGACCATCTTCATCAACTGTAATTACTGGGACAGAGGTTGCAGAACCATATGAGCCTGCTGTTACACCAGTGTTTTCCAATTCAGTCGCAATAGTCATCACACCAGTATTTGATGTAGCCGTACCTGTGACCTTACCTGTTAGTGTGAGTTCAAGACCATCTTCCAACGTGTCGAGTTTAGCACCATCAGCCGCAATGTCACGACCATCGACTAATCCAGATACGAATATATTATTAGCACTAATGTTGTTAAATGCTTCTATTGGTGTGTGGAAGAAGCCACCATCAGCCGTACCAATGGTAAACGTGTTATTCGCTGTAGTAAATGATGTGCTGTCAACCCCTGCAACAGACACCGTACTTGCGGCTGTAAGTCTACCATCTTCATCAACTGTAAATACAGGTACAAGAGAAGCAGAGCCATAGGAACCAGCAGTGACGCCTGTGTTCGCTAGTTCTGTGGTGAGGGTCATGATACCAGTGTTGGAGAACGCTGTACCAGTCACCTTACCATCTAGGGTGAGGTCTAAGGTGGATGGGGGTACATTTGTGAAGTTAGTATAGTCAAGGTAGTAACTACCCTCTTGACCGTCAAGCAAGTCGGCATCTAATCCAGATGTTGCTCCATCAACCCCTTTGATAAGAGTGAGGATAGCGTTTGCATCCAAATCGGCAGAAATATCAACGATAGATTCAGTATTGGCAACGGCATCATACTTCTTAAAGTATAGTTTACCATCTTGCGTGTTAATCGCAATTTCACCCAATTCGAGTTGGGCAGTCGTGGGTATACGACCAGCTACAGCACTACGGCGTAGTTTAATTGTTGTTGACATATCTATGCCCTCTCTATATAAAACCTATGTAGGTTTAGAATGTTCCACCATCTAATTCATTAACAGCAATTGAGATATTATTATCAGATACTGTTGTATCCACACCTTCGCCCCCAGCTATAGTAATTGTCTCGCCCAATACAACGGTATCAGTCGTACCATTGTCAGCGCCAAACAAAATATTTGGGTTGGTGATAGAGAATTCAGTACCTGTTAATGTTAGCCCTTGTCCAACGGAGTATGTACCCGCGCCAGAGAATTGTTGCCAAATTATATCGTCTGTGCCAAGAGCAAAAGTCTCAGCGTCTGTTACTGTCGCAACGAAACCAGTTCCGTTGTTTGTCGTTCCATCAGTTACGAATTGGAAAGAACCTGCAATTTCTGAAGATTCATTGAAATAATCGCCACGAGTAAATATCCAAGGATCATTCAAATCACCAACTTGGGTCAGTAAATACGAACCATTTTCAAGTGAGTTTGTTTGATCTTTAACAAGAAGTCTATACCCAACTGCCCAAGATGTAACTCCATCAATATCAAGAGTTGGACTTGCGGCAAGTGTTATAGTGCCATCACCGTTATTGTACGAACCACCAAGATCAGCGGTTGTTGCGGCAAGTGCTGCTGGAATAACTCTAAGACCCTGAGCAACACCGTCAACGTATTGCTTATTTACAGCATCTTGGCTATTTACAGGATCAGCAAGATTTTTAATGATATTTTGACTTACATCAATTTCATTCGTATCTGAACTAAAAGTAAGATCAAGACCAGAAGAAGCCGAAGACGAAACAGTTCTTCCAGTAATAGCTACTGAACCCGCCCTAAATGCGTTACTGACAAGTAACGTATGTAGATTGGAAACACTTCCGGGGTGGATATAGTAGCCAGTATCATCAGCATCAACAAAACGTTCTGCCAATACGTCGTTGTTTACAATCCAGTTTCCTGTTGCTCTTTCAGCATACGCCGCGTAGTTGAAGGTATTATCAAGGAAACCAATTTTACCTTGACCTGCGTAAAGTGTTGATTGTGATCCTGGACCATCAGCAAAGCCAATAGAAGAGAATGTCAGACCATAACCAACTCTTAATTGGTTTAGTCTTGTTTCGCCAGCAAAATCACCATAATAGTTGTTGTTATCACTATCAAAATATCTTGGAGCAAATACGTTACCAGAGAATGTTGAACCATCAAGCGTGGCATAAACTGTGTCAAGATGTGAGTAATCTACCCCAATTTCCACATTTGCGGCAGGACCGTTTGGCTGTGTAATAACAAGACCAGAAGTATTAGAGGAATGTACAACATCCGAAACATAATCGGCAGTAATTTCAGCTTGGATAGTTGTGTTGCTTGCTCTTGTTACTTCAGCAACACCTGCAAGATCACCACTTAGTTCGATATTAAAGTTACGAACCTTGAGGTTCATTACATCGTTAAGATCGTCGTTTACTGCAATAATACCTTCGTTATTAGCATTACCGTCTACAAACATAAGAGCAATAATGTCACGAGATGTTTCTGTAAAGTTAGGAATAGCGTTAGCTTGTAGCTCTAGTGGAATGTCTGTAGCAAAGTCAATACGACCATCTTCAGTAATGCGGATACGTGGAGTAAACCCATCAGTACCATACATCTGAGCTTGAACGCCAGTAACATCCAGACCAATCTCTAATTCATTATTTGCAGTATCAATATTTTGTACTTCAAGACCACGACCAATTGATAGTGTTGGGTTTTGAAGCAGATCGATAGATGTTGGATATGTGTTAGCATTGTCAACAACAATCATCTTAGATGAGAACTGTGTATTCAGATATTCAAGGTTAACGGCATCTCTTGGATTAACAGGAGAAGCGAGGTCTGTGATAACATTGTTACTTACATTGATAACATTGGTTGAGTCAAGATATAAATTGCCATCAGAGGTAACTTTACCATTGACAACCATTTCACCTGTGTTATAATAGAGCTTAAGCGAATTAAGATTATTACCATATAATAGATTACCTTCTTCACTAATTTGTAATCTTTGAGTACCAGATGTATAGAAATCAAGTTCATTGTTATCATCACCAGATGCTGTTTCAGCAATAATATAAGTGTTTCTATCAAGGTCAATAACAGAACCTGCTAGTCCAGCCCATGCTGTACCATCATATCCTTCAAATCTAGCATCTTGGTTGTTAAACCTTAGCATACCTACTTGTTCAGTAGGTCTTTGAGCCTCAGTACCAGATGGAAGAACAAGAGCGCCTGTAGTATCAAATTTAATTACTTGATCATCAGAGGTAATGTTATCAACATACAATGTTCTCCAATTTTGACTACTCGTACCAAGATCGTATGTGTTAGCCGCAGAAGGAGATGCATTACTTGCAATAGCATTTACAATTAAATTACCATAACTAACATCTACATTTCCATAGAA